CTACCCCTGGCGTCGGCGCCGGATCTCCCAATCCATCACCTCTGAGAGCAGCCACTTCCCATCCTTCCCAGGCCTGGGCATAGAGCGGTCGCGCGCGAGCATGTTGCTGAGCGTGTTCCTGTGCACGCCCATGCGCTCGGCAAACTGCTGGCGCGTGAGCCTCCCTCCAAGTTGTAAGCACAGGGATTGCACGGCATAGGTCAGCATCTCGATCTTGGCCTCCATGGCTTCAGTTGTCGTCATGTCGTTCACCTCTATCGTTATTTGATGATATTGGCCAACTCGCGCAGGAGCCAGACCTTTGGCGCGAACCAGACCAGGGCCGCAAGGCGTGTCGCGGTCACAAATGCAATCACGGAGTAGATGCCAAGGCCGGCGGCTACGACTCCCGTCAGCAACGACAGGAAAGCGCGATGTGCCTTGAAGTCGAGCGCGATGCCCGAGTGCACCAGCAAATGCTTGATGAGCCAAGCTGCGACCAGCAGACCCGCAGTGGGCATGATGATGTCGATGACGGCCTGAGCGCGCCCGTAGGCGATGTACTGCTGCGCCACGCTGGGCAGGCGCTCGATCCAGAAATCCCCGGTGGATGAGGCCTGCCCGTGGATCGCCGCGATGACCTGGGCAAGCTGTCGCTGAAGTTCTTCCTTCATCTGGTTCTCCAAAGAAAAGCCCCGACTAGCGGGGCTGGGGTTGGTCATACATCGATCACCGACCCGGTCTCAATGAGCGGGTGCGTGATCTGGCCGCAGGAGATGACGTGGTTGAACCAGTGCGGTATGCGCTCGTAGATGGACGCCGGGACACCGCTGAATTCCACGCAGTGAAGCCTATGCAGCCGCTCGAAAGAATCCTGGGTCTGATGGGTCAAGGGAATCCGCATGTTCTTCAGGAAATCTCGCAGCGAGCAGATGTCGAAGCTGCGGTAGCGCGTGTACCGCTCTTCGACTTCCCGTCGCAGCTTCCGCACTTCCAGCTTGCCCCAGTCGTCCAGGCTGTCCTCATCGGGCCAGACGAACAGATCCAGCGGGCCGCGCGAGATCTGGAAGGTACGCACGGGCACGATGCTGGCTGCCTCTGCGCTGCCGGCGATCACGGCTGATGCGAGGCGCAGGCGTTCAAGTACTGCTGTCATCCTCATCCCCTCAAATGAAAAAGCCCGCTGGTGCGGGCTCTGGTTGCTGGTCCTGTGGCTCTTGCCACCTGTCGCGCTTGCTCATGGCTTGTCCTTCATGGCTCGGATGGCGTCTGCCAGGTCGTTGCAGGCTTTCTCGTATGGCCAGGACTGGTCGCGGAAGAACTCGCGCGGCACGTCCTGGTCGTCGCAGACCTTGGCGGCCTTCTCAAGCGCGCAGTTCCACGCCCACTCGACCTTCTCCTGCTCGCTCAGTACAGGCCATTGGTTCATGTGGTCAGCCTGTGCGTTCCAGGCAGCGATGATCTCGGCGTGGGTCATGCGTCCTCCGGTGGTTGGGGCAGTGGCATCCAGTGAGTTACTGCCGCAGCCTGCATGCCATCTTTGATTGCCCTCGATCGTGAGTAGAGGTCGCCAGATTCGAGGACGTCCATAAACCAGTCTCCATCCGCCCAAATTGCATATGCTTGCGTGCTTCCACCATCCGAATGGCGAACATGCACCCAGCACTGTTCGCCCTCCTGGGGTGCAGTCTCAATTGGTTGCCAGGTCATGACGATCCTCCGGTGATGCCCGGCATAGGGCCGGTGGCCTTCTGTTCTAGAGCATCCAGGCGGTTGTGTATTTCCTGCAGCGTGTCAGGCAACGCTCTCAGGAACGCCACCAAATGAGGAGGGAGAAGATCTGATCTGTAGAACTCGTCACAGATGGATTTCATTCTTTCAAGCTCAGGTGTCATGGTCAGGTCTCCTTGATGCCGTGGGCGCGCTCAGCGGCGCGGACAGCCTTACGCATGGTCTTGCTGTCACATGGGCAAAACGGGTTGTTCGTGCTGAAGGTCTGCTCTCGCAGTCCTTCGATCCGCTCATCGCTCAGCGGCAGCGGCTTGCGCGCCTCCAGCTCTGCCCGCTGGTTCCACGAAGCAATGGCGCTGGCGCGATCACGCCCTACTCTCTCGATGGCGCGAGACGGCTGGCCGGCCACTGGCCTGCATTGATGGAATACCGATGTGCTGGTGGGCGCGGTGTAGCCCATGCCAGACCACACTTTCCCGTTGTCGCGGATCTCGGTGTTGCCGGCGCCACAGAACGGGCAGGGAAGCAGTTCGGAGGGTGTTGGTGCTGTGGTCACGGGGTCTGTCCTTTCTCGGCGGCCGGCGCTAGTTCATCGGGCACGTCCACGCTGTCGCCCAGCTTGCTTGCCACGTAGCAGCGCATGGCCGCAGTCAGTGGCTCGGTTTCGTGCCACGCGATGGAGCGGCGGCCATTGGCGCCTGCATGCCATGTGGTAGCGGTCCAGATGCCGGAAGGCCCCCAGCCTGGACTGTTGCCGCCATTGCGATGGACGCGCGATCCAGGCGGGCTGATGCCGATCTGCTCGCGGCAGATGATCGGCCCCGCCTGTGCCCAGTTTTGACTTGGCTCGTAGCGCACAGCGTGAGCGCCATCGGCGCCGAAGCGGCTTTGCTGCAGCAGCCGGTCCTTGAAATTGCTGCGCGGCAGGTTGAAGAAAATGCAGATGGTTTTGCCATCTTCCGCGTCAATGCCGACAGGCATGCCGCCAATGACCTTGAACATAATTCCTTCGCACTTCTCTGCTGTTTGCGCCACAGCCCAATCAAGTGCGGGGCCAGTGAGTTCGCTGGTGCTGATGATGGTCACAATGCAGGTCCTTTCTGCTGCGCCTGGGCGCGCAACGGAGATTTGCGGCCATAGAGCACGGCGTGGCGATATGCCGCGTACTCATCGACCTTGCCTTCCATGTCGTCGGGCGACGTGAACCAGCGCGCTGGCTTCAGCCACTGCACCACGTTGATCGGCTCGTAGTTGCCGTCGCGCCATCCGTTGTAGCCGGCCAGAACCACACCGCTGGTGATGTCGCCATTTTTGAGGCGGACGGCCTGCCAGACGCCGGTGAGGGGCCAGATTTTCTGGGCGAACCATTGATCCTGGTCCACCCACCAGCCGCGCTCTATCTGGTTGCGCACGGTGATTTCGATAGGTTCTTGCATGTCAGCTCTCCTTGTGCCCAGTGGGGCGCTGGTCTGGGAAATTCAGCCGAGCGAACTCGCCGAAATGGGTGATGGCCAGAAAGTCGTAGGCCCTGGCGGCGGCCTCTCTGGTATGAAAGTAGCCGCCGTAGTAGCTGCGGCCTTCCTTGGTGACGTGCGCCATGAATCGGCCATCCGGCAAGTTCGTGACTCCCTTGAGCCCATAGCCGGATCGTCTTGGCCTACGGTTCATGTTGTTCTGGGAATCGGTGCAGCCCCTCAGATTCGCAATGCGGTTGTCATCGCGCACGCCGTTGATGTGGTCGATGATCTTTGGCGGCGGCTCGCCGTAGTGCAGCATCCAAGCAACCCGATGGACGAAGTACGTCTTCCCAAAGCAGATCAGCTTTCTGTAGCCAGCCTTCTCTCGGCTACCAGCGATATCTCCGCGCCGTTTCTTGCCAACCATCGACTTCGTCCATCTCAGCAGACCCGTTTCAGGGTCGTAGTCCAGAGCCGTTCTGAGGCGCTCGATTTCCTCATTCATGGCCGCCATCCCCCTTGGCTGCTGCCTGGGCTGCGTCTTTTCCCGGCACCCAGATCTGCACGCACTTCTCATCACGCGGCAATTTCTGGTCGCATTCATCGCGGCCTTGGTCGCGGAAGTAGATGGCAGCGGCCGTCATGATCAATGCGCCGATCAAGAATCCAGCGAGAAAGCCGGGCCCAAATTCAGGACGATTCATACCTCACCTCCCAGTTTGAAGCCAATCGGATTTAGGCGCGCGAACTCGCCGTGATGGACTACTGCCGCCCGGTTGTATGCATGACCGGCCTCGTGCTCTTCCTTGAAAACGCCAAGGTAGAGATATCGGCCGCCCACCTTGATGCTGGCTTGCCACTTTGAGGAACTTCGGTTCCATGTGACTCCACGGAAAACTGATGAACAGCCAGGAGACTTCATGGAGTTGTGGCTGTTGTTCCGCTTCGTGGCCTCGCGCAGATTGGCTCGGGTGTTGTCGAGCTTGTCGCAGTTCCGATGGTCGATCAGCACGCTGCTGTCGTTGCAGCCCGCTACGATGCGGTGCAGGCGAACTGTCCGGCCCCGCTTCCCGCTGATGGTTGTCTTGCGGATCACGTAGCCGTCCTTATCGAGCTTCCAGGCGAGGTGGCGAACTCGCGCCGCAATGTCTTCGTCAACCATGAATGGCGTACCGCAGGTAGTCTTGAGCTCGACCATCACTCGGCGCCTTCCTTGGCCTGGGCTGCGCGATAGAGCGGGTAGCAGCCGGGCGGCAGCGTGCACGGTGGCACAGTCTCGTAGTCGAGGCCTCCCCCGCTGTCCACTTCGAGCGTGGCCACCCATTCGCCCAGGGCAGACGTGGTATTGGCCTCGTCCAGTAGGTTGAGCAGGTCCACCACGATTTCGCTGGGGCAGTCCATCGGGCCGAGCCAGCCGACCGCCTTGAGAGCGTCAGCATTGCGCTCGATGGTCTCCATCAGCGCTTCGCCCAAATCACGCAGGCCCAGCGGGTCGGCATCTACTGCAGGCGCAGCAGGTGCTGCCGGCCGCGCCACGCCAGCCTGCGGCAAGTCGTAGAGGTCCGCCACGATTCGATCCGCGAGATACAGGGCGGCCTCTGCCGTGGTGAATTCCTCGGCCAGGCCGGCCACACGGTTGCGCCAGTAGTCCGCCAGGGACTTGTCCTGACGCGCTGCGGCAAGGCGCTCGGCATCACCCAGGATGGGCGCAGCAGGTGCCTGGGGCGATGCTGCAAGCGCGGCGTAGTGCCGGACCGCCGCAACAAGGTCATAAACGATGCGGTGAGGCTTGTCCTGCCATGTGGCATGCAGGGGGCCGTTGCCAGGGGCGTGGTGATACGCAGCCAGCGGATACCGCAGTGGGTGGGGCCGCACTTCGCAGTCGAACAGATTGCAGGCCGGGGCTGCAGGCGCTTCCAGGGCGGGCGCGGCCGGGGCGGTGGGAGCGGCAGCTGTCGAGTGGAATGCAAAGGCGCCATCAAGGAATGCCCCTGCAAACTTGCGCGCCATGTTTTGGCATTCGACCTCGCGGCCGACATAGAGCTGCTGCGTGCCGTCTCCGGCTACGACCGCGTGGCTCCAAAGCATGCTGGCGTTAGAGGGCACAACTTTGTAGCGATCGAGCGCCATGGCATCCATTTGCTCATGCGGGTATTCGCCCCGGGGCGCCACAGCGGCAGGAGCTGCCGGCTCCTCGATCTGGGCCAGGCACTTCGAGTTGCGCGCCGCGGCAAACACGTCTCGGCCGTAGGCCAGCAGTGCTGCGCGATCTGCGCCCGTCACGAAGTTCAGGGAGTGGGGCGACATCAGCGACGTCAGGTGCAGGTCGTCGCCGGGCTGGATCTTGGTTGCTGTCATGAGGCTTCCTCTACGCGCCATAGCGCTTTGGTGGTGTTGATGACGTGGCCTGCGCGCTGCAGCAGCGGGCACTGGGAAGAGTTGGAATTCACGGGATGAAGAAACAGAAAAGCCCTCGCGGCATACCGGGAGGGCTTCGGGGGAGGGGAGTGTCAGGCTCTGGCGTGTGGCCTGCGGTCTTTCCTTGGGATGCTTTGATCGGGCGCGTAGATCTCGATCGTGTTGAACAGAGCCCCGCAGCATTTGCACTTGCGGGTTCTGCGTTGCATGATCGCGGCGCCGTCGCCAGGCCGCGTTTCCGTGACCTGGGTGTCAGCACCGCATTCGACGCACTTGGGCTTGTTGCTCATGACCTGGTCTCCATTGGAATCAGCCCAGCCCATGGAGACGTCGCCACGCCAGCACGACGCTTCCGACGCGCGGCCCAGCGGGCGCGGTTGGCGCGGTAGTTGCGCTGGTTCGCGGCCTTGCGGTGCGCCTCATCGAATGCTGGCCGTTCTGCATCCTTTCCGGGCGCCGCCGCGTAGATCGGTGTCTCGCGGCCTTTGCGCCCGACCTGCAACTGCCATCGGCTGATGCGGAAGAACTTGCCCGGGTGGTTGGCCCTGGCGTTCGTGAGAGACGCATTCACCTTCCCGCGCGGCAGGCCGGTGGCTTCGGCGATCTCCACCGCGCTCATGGGTCCAAACTCGCGCAGGGCCTGGGTTATTGCATCGCGCACGACAGGTGGGACTGGCATGCTTCCTCCTTGGGGTCTGGGTGTAGTGCGCTGAACTCCTCGATGCACTGCTGGTAGTAAGTGCGCGCGGCCTGGAGCTTGATGACCATTTGTCGCTCGATCTCCATATCGCGCTCGATGGTCCAGACCGTGAGCCGCATGTGCTCTGGGATGTGGCTGACGATGTGCAGAGGCAGGGGCTCGTAGCGGCCCAGTAGCTCGTCTGGCGTGTCAACCATTGCGTAGCCGACGTGCCAGCGATCCACGCCCCATAGCCGCATGTAGCCTCGCATCTGGTATGCGTAGAGCGAGTCCGCGCAGTCCTGCAGGAATGCCGGGAAGGTCTGCAAGCTCCAGGAGCTCTTCACGTCCCATCCCTCTTGATTCAACAGGTCGATGGTGTCGGCCTCACCGGTCAGCAGGTCGTCGGATCGGCGTTCGGTGTTCTTCGTGAGGCTCAGGCCGCGTACCCGGTTGATCAGTTCCAGGGCCTGCCCCTCGACTGCAAGACCCTTCTCCGTGTACTTGCTGCTGCTCTCGAAGTCCACGCCCCATATCTCCTGGCGGACAAGCTCACGCACGTATGTCTTGGCTCCCTCGCTGAGCGTGCGCAACTTCAGCCCCTCGATACGTGCCTTCTCTTCGTCCGTCCGCTTCTTGCTGTCCAGGATCTTCTGCACATCGGGCGTAACCAGGGCTGGATCGATGCTGACCGGCGCGCCCATCAGCTTGCCGATGCTGGAGCACCGGAAGAGGACTTCGCGCATGGTCAGCCCTTTGCAACTGCTGCGTTGAAGGCCTTCAGGCTGGCGACGTCTCGAGATTTGTCGAACTCCGCGCGCGCCTTCTTGCAAGCCGCGTCGAATTCGGGCGTGCCCTTTCGGGCCAGCGCATAGTCCACCCAGCCGCTCACCAGATCCGAAGTGCCACCGCCATCGCCGTCGTCGTCATCGCCACCCTCGGCAACGCCACAGATGGCCTTCAACGTGTAGCGCTCCAAGTAGGACTTGGTACTGGCGCGCGCCTGGAGTTGGTTCTTGGCGCCGCCTGTGTCGGGCGCGCCACCCATGCTGACGGACTCGGAGTGCCCACCGATGTGTTTGAGAACGCATGTGATCTCGATCCACTGGGGCTCGTCCTTGGAAAGCCTCCAGGATGCGCTAAGGCCATGGCGCGACAGGGCTGGAGTGACAGCCTTCACCACGTCATGCAGTTCGGCGTAGGCGCGGCCCTTGAGCGGGCCATCCGTCACTGTGCGGCCCTGGACGATGCGCACCGCCTCGGACTTGAATGCCGCGAATGCCGCGTTGTAGGCCTTCTCAGCCTCTTTCTTCTCCCAGCGGTCCTGAAGGTCCATCATCTTCTCGACCTGCTCCAGGCTGGCGCCCTGGCTCATTGCTGCCATCATCATTGCGGCCGGGGAATTTGGAGCCAGCGCGCCGCCTTGCTGGACTGCGGGCACGGCCTGTTGCTGCACCGGAACGTCGATGAGCGTCATTTCTTCGGTTGCTGTGTTCATGGTGATCTCGGTTGCGCTAGAAGGCGCCTGAGTTGAAAGCGGCCACGGCCAGCGTCAGCGCACTGATGCCGGACCACAGGAATGCGTAGAAGAGGTGCTTCATGGCATGGCCTTCCCGATCTCGGCGGCGGCCAGGAAAATTGCCCCGCGAGTTGCCGCCCTCAGGTCGGGATCAACAACTTGCTGTGTTGGGTTGTCGCGAGAAAAGAAGCCAGCGCTTGCAAATCCACGGCTGTCATGCATCTTGCTGATAGACAAGGTGAACGATGCCCCTGGGCTCAGCCCAGCAAGCGCCGCGGCCAGACGTAGGGCGTCGCCGTCGTCGTCCCTTGGGTTCCAGAACTCGCCGTTATCCGTAAGCGCAGATCCAACAGGCCCACGGTGTGTCCAGGGGTGCGAAGCCAAGCGAATCCCAGCAGCCTTGGCCGCCAGTTCTGTCAGTTCCTCGTTGCTCATGGCTTCTCCTTCTGCCCCAGCGCGGCCCGGTAGCCGTTCGCGGTGGCGATGCCCGTGCCTTCCGTGAGAAAGGCCCAGGTGTGGTGGTACTGCTCGGCCTTGTTGATGAGTGGCAAGTACCAGAGCATCTCTCCGCGCAGCTGGGCGATCTCTGCCTGCAGCTCTGCGTATGTGGGCATGTCTGAGCTCATGATGGCTCCCTAGTCAGCAGTGCTGTGATTGCTTCCTGTGCTGCGCGCGCGGCCTTCTCGGTTGCATAGACGCGTCCAAGCTTTTGCAGGTCAATAGGAGGGTTGAGATTTGCGTCCTCGAACCAACGGAAAACATCGCCGTAATTCGTGATGTAGAACCCCGGGCCGGACTTGATGGGCGCCTCGATCTCGCGGTCTCCTACCGTGATGGTCTTAGGCTTGATGCGGAATTCAAGCCGGCCTTCGTATCCACGCACCAGTTGTGCAATGACATACTGGTCAAAGGCATCCGGGAATGGCTCCCAATCGCCCAAATCGCCCTGATGCCCACGGCTCCTGGCCTCAACCGTTTCGCCATCTGCGATCCAGCGCAGTACCTGTGCGTGCGGGTGCTCTTCCTTCATCTCATCTCTCCTTGAGGCACTGGACCTCTGTATTGCTGATCCATTCGGCGTGCATCCCAGGGCACAGCCACTTGCCTGCAGCCGCGCGCTTGAGTTCCTGCGCTGTATCCGTGGGCTGCTCCTGTGCGCCAGCCTGGCTGCATCCTGTGAGGGCCAGCAGGAGCAGGGCGGACAGCACCATCAGCAGCCAGCCCCCGGGCACGCCATCGGCTTCCGGCTCATGGACCGGTCCAGGGGTCGAGCACTCGCGCAGGTAGCGGGCGTCGGGGTCGGGGTTGAAGGGCTCGGTAGGGGTCACTCGTTGCATTGCTGTGGCTCCTGAAAAGCGAAACCCGCCGGGAGGGGCGGGTTCTGTGGGGAGTTGGATGGGCGGGGTCATGGGGACTCCTGTGGGGCTAGCGCGGCGGCAATCTCCATTGACGCCTGTAAGCCTTCATTCGAAATCTGCTCACACGCTTCGAGCATCATTTGCTCATCGCCTTGAGCCCCGTTTTCTGCCTCGGCCTTCATGCTGTTGATTGCGCACCCGGCATCCTCCAGGGCGCATTGGAGGGCCATGATCTTCGCGTCCTGGAGGCGGAGAGCAGAGACAGCATCAGCAGCCCACAGGTGCAGCACATCGGCCGGCATAGAGGCGCGGTACTCGCGCGCCAAGCTTCCGGGGGATGCGTGTTTCTTTGTTTGCTTCATGTTGTCCTCAAATGGCATCGGCGCTGAACTCCAGCGCCTGGGGTTGTTGGGCGAGCGCGGCTCGCCCGTTCTTTTCTGCGATGCGTGCGTCAATGGCTGCCCCCAACTCGTGTCCATGGAAGCCGATGGATGCATAGACGACCTGCCTGGGATGCGTCAGAGCTTCGGTTTCGCCAGATGTGCCGAACTGCTTGATGTAGTCGTAGCGCGCGGCTTTTTTGACTATTTCCGCATCAACGTTGGAAAGTGCAGTGGCAAGTTGCATTTCTAGGTCTCTGATGCGCTCCTGCTGAAGCAGGATCAACGCCTCAGCAATTGCGGGATGCGCTGCTGCCTTTGCTGCGTCAAGCATTGCGGGCCTCCTGCATGTCGCGGCGGGCGCACTGGTATGCGTACTTGCTCAGCCAGTTCTCAATGGCTTCGCCCTGGGCCTTGTAGTCCTTCAGTTCAGCGATGACCTTCGCGAGATCGAACGGGATCTCCTTCATTGCCTCGATCACGAACTCAGGTGCGTAATCAGGCCCGTAGTGGATCTGCACGTATGCGTCGAGGAACGAGTCCTCTGCGTCGTACTCGCCCTGCTGGTGGGCCAGAGCATCAGCGTCTCGGCTGGCGAGGCATGGGATACATGCGTTCATGCAACCACCTTTTTGATCTCTTGTATCTGCACGTCGAGCCATCCAGCCTTGCTCGCCAGCTCAGCACACTGCTTTGCCGCCGACTCCAGGCCGCATGGCTTGCTCCGCACTGCAGATCGCTTGGCATTGCGCTGCCACGCCACTTGGTCAAAGTCCTCAATCGGCTTGCCGCCAGCCTTGCGCGCCATAGCCTGCAGTCGCTCGCGAGCTGCGCGCGCATCATCCAGCAGGCCAGGGGCAACGCCGGTGACGCGCCAGCCCTTGTGCACAGACACCTGATCCGCCTTGTTCGCCGCACGCCGCTTGCGCTCGATCTCCAGGCCCTCCGCCTTCATGGCGCCGAGCTGCAGTTCGCTGATTTGCTGGCCGTGGATATTCACAAAAGAAAGACCCATGAGAAGCCTCCTTGCGGCCCGCAGGCCAGAAACGAAAAAGGCCCTGCATTGCAGAGCCTGGGTGTAAAGAGCCGCGTGGTGCGCGCCACGTTCCGTGCGATCAATCCCCGATTCCTGGGCGCGCGCGGCTGGAAAACCATCACAACTGCAACCGGCAGAGCTGCAGCACTATCCCGAGGGACCCAGTTGCAGATGTGATGGGCCCTGGGCTTGCCAGGGCGGGGGATCAGGGCCGCTTGCGCACGATGGCCGCGTGCCTCATGTTCATGCTCCAGTCAATGTCGTAGCCGAATTCATCAGCCAGACTGGCCAGTGAAGCCCCCTCGAAGTGATTTGGCAGAGGCCCGTTGTCGTCATGCCAACGGAACGCATCGCGCCATATCACCTTGTCGCCTTCCTTCAGGAAAGGGCGCAGCAGGTCGGCAACCTGCGCGTTTATGGACTTCATCTCTCATCTCCTTGTGTGCCCCGGCTACGAGCCGGGGGAGGGGTCAGGCTGGGACTCTTGCGAACGTCCGCTTCGTCACCGTTATTTGCTCTTCTGTGCAGGTCAGGTCGTAGGCGTCCTCCATCCACGGGATTGCGTCGGGCTCGCTGTGCTTGCCGCCGCCGTAGTAGTGCGTCCAGCCGACCCAGGAGCCGTCTGGCATCTGCTTGGCGACCGCTTCGGTCTCGTAGTTGCGCGATCCAGGTGCGCTGAGGCCGGTTTCCTCGCCGGTGCTGCGGAGCTCGCTGCGCGCGTCTTGCAGCATCCCGCCCTCGTCGTGTTCTTCGTAGAGGGCATCTACGTTCTCGGCGGTGATCTCTGCATCAGCGGCTAGGGTGATGTCTTTCCACTTGGCGGCAAGCAGCAGGATTGCGTGCTTCAACTTCTGTTCTGGCGTCATATCTGCTCCTGTTGAAAAACCGAAGGCGCCGCAACGGGTCATGGCGCCTTTGGTTCTGCCCCTGTGCGCCAGGGGCGGGCGGTCAGGCGGACGCCTTCGGGGCGATGCTGAACTCCTGGCCATCCAGGTAGTAGTAGGTCTTGTCGTGGCGGTTGTATTCGCACTTCAGTGTGGCAACGTAGACCACATCGCCAACCATGAACTCCTGCTCATAGACATCACTTCCACAGTTGTAGGCGCCTTGGCAGTCATCGAACGCGCGGTTCGCCAGGACATCCTGCAGAGCCTCGGCATCTTCCAAAGAGGGGAAGACGTTGTTCTCGGCTGCTTGGTCGAACTCGTCGTAGGCCTGCTGTGCAGCCTCCAGGGCTTTCTTGGCGGCGTTGATTTCAGCCTTCAAGGTCTCGCGTGTCTGTGTGCTCATGAGTCACTCCGTGGTGGTTGAAAAAACGAAGCGCACTCGGCGAATGCGCTTTGGTCTTTCCCCTGTTTACGTACAGGGTGGACGGCTGGCATCTCCCGGTCTCCCGGCTCCAGCATGCGTTTTTGATCTAGCCCCAGCTGGGCCCGGCTCGCGAGTGTTGGTTCTCGCGCCACCTGTCTTTTGCTTCTGCCGACAGATCACAGGGGCAGGGCCTTGCGGCCTGTTCATCCTTCCTTGAGGGCTACAGAGAGATGCGGGCCGGACGGCAATTCCCGGCTATGACACTGTCTGACGTGCCTCGCAAGGCATGCTCCCGCGCTTTCGCGCCGTCTTGGGCATGGACTGATTGCCCTCCCGAGGTCATCAACCCTCGCGTTTCGACTGTGGTGCACCCCCGTTACCTTTGGTGCGTCCGCATCTCTCTGTAGCCCTCTGTTGTTAAAGACCAGTCAGCGCCCGGCCGATCCCGTGACACCCGCCGCCGCAACTGCTGCCTTGGGGCTTTGTTGCTGCGTCTGGGGTCAATTATGCAGTTGTGCATGAAGATGTCAATCACTATTGCATGAGTCAAGACAAAAAAAGCAGTCGCCTTTGCATGACTCACTTCGAAGCGCCTGACTGCTCTGCGCCCCGGGCGCAAAAAAGCCCCGTCGTGCGGGGCTTGTGTTGGGGTGGGGCGGCTCGGTTGGCCGATGGCGCCAGGGTTGGGCGGCTACAGAGATCGCAACCTGACCAGGCGCTGATCGTCGGCCGTGGCGCCGCCCGCAACCAGCTCATCAATCGACTGTTGGACGCGCAGCTCGAGCATCTCGACATCATCTTGGCCTAGATGCGTTTTCGAGACGGCGCGGGCGTTTGTCAGTGCATCCGCCAAGGTCTCGATGTCTTGCAGGGTCGTGTAGGGCATTCAATGCTCCAGTTGCGCCGCAACAGCGCGGCACCACCATCTTGCTGTCACGACTGCCTGCCTGTGGGCAGCCGGGCATGAAAAAGCCCGCTCGGGGCGGGCTCTATTCGTTCTCTAGGGCGCCTATGCGCGAAGCTGGCGGCAAGTAAAAATCACCGCGAGTCGTGTAATGTTGGTACATGTCCAGAAGGGTTATCTCGTCCCCGCTGTTTCTCCACTGAAAGTGCAGTAGCCAGTCGGATGTGCCGCCAACAGACCTGCCTCTTCGGTACTCGGGGAGGCCCAAGTGGTAATGCCACAGGTCATGGCGCTTAGCAAAATCAAAATTCTGCGCGCCGGCATTAAGCCAAGAGGGGGAGATTCTGCCCGGGTACTTTGTTGGATCTTGCAGCCCGCAGCTTTGGAAAGTGCTAACGAATTCGCCAACAGCCAACTGCTGGTCCTCCCGCACTCTCGTCAGCTCTTGCGCGAACTGAAGATTGAAATGAACGATGTAGTTGCTCATGCGCCAGTTTTTGCGGCTGCTTTCATGAACGCAACGATCTCCAGCGGGCTAAGACCTGGCGGGACGGTGAAACGCGGACTGGACAAGGCCTTCTTCATGCGACTTTGATCGAAGTCGCCAGGCAACAGGTCGCCAGAGGCGCGGCCATCTGGCGCGTCTGGGGTAGCGTTCCTCGTCTTCTCTATGATCATAGTGATGATGTCATCCATAGGCCACCTCACGTAAGCGCCACCTGAAGCACAAGTCCAGTGCTTCAACGTACGACTACACGTTGCATGTAGTGCCTAGTGTCGCTAGGTAAAAATTGGCAAAGCCCTAAATTTTAGCACGAAAATTCATGACATTCTTTGTTCTGAAATTTCGTCGGTTAGGGCAGCTTAACACCCTTCTTCGCCTATATCTAGTGTTTCGATGCGAACTTCCGGGTGTTCCTCTGTAGGTTCGACGCTCACACGGTGCCAGTTGTGGGGTGTTCGCATCGTCCTTCGATGCTTGTTCGATGCTGCTTTCGCTTGGAAGTTCGGTAGCGAATGTCGTGAACCTGGTCGGTCTGGGCAGCATGGTCATGACCCTGAGCGGCCAGCCCTACAACCTCGCGGCGTCGGCCTTGCGCTCAGCGGCCAGAGACGTAGGTGACCAGGCCGTGCTGCACATGGACCAAGAGTCCAGTGCGCCAGCGCATTTTTTCCACGTCAAAGTCTTCCGTCTCGACGTTCGCCGGCTGGCCGCATCGGTGAAGTACGACGCCCTTGCTCATGCCCACCTGGATGTCCTTGCCGCAGGCCTTGACCAAGGCGTCCTCTGTGGCGGTTATTGCGCGCTCCATCGAGGCAACGAACATCGGGTACTGGGCCCTGGCCACGATCATCGGCATGTTGCCCACGGAGTCGAGGTTCACGAAGGTCTCGGACAGGCTCATGGACATCTTCTTCTGGAAGGTCACACCGCTCACAGTCGAGCCGGTCACGATGTGATAGTTCGCGGCCACCAGCACCAGGGCGGCCACAGCAACAGCCCCCGACACAATCCATGCCTTCGTCATCCCTCGCTCCTTTACTTAGCTCAGAAATCCTTGGCGCCGGCCTTGGTTTGCTGTTGCTGGCGCGCCTGCTCCTCGGCCTTCGCTGCCGCGCTACGGATGGAGACGGAGCCCTCGTCAATCTGGGAGGCCCGCAGCCTTGCAACTAGGTCAGCGTCACCCTTCGTCCAGGTCTTGACCCAGTTGTCGAACTCCGCGCCGGCGCGGTTCTTCACCGGCTTGGTGTCTACAGTTGTTGGCTTGCCGTACTTCTCCTCAAGGGCATCGCCAACGACACGCGCATGCGCCATCGGGAAGATCAGGTAGAGGCTGGCGAACTTCCCATCGATGAACTTGGCTCGCCCATATGTCACCAGGCCGCCGCCGAAAGATGTGCCTTCCCTGCATTCGGCCAGCCTCTGAACGAATGCATCAGTTGTGCCGCCCATGGAGTTTGGCGCGCATGAATCCCGGGTGTAGGTGCAAGCGTCACCCTTGCATTCGTAGAGCGGAAGAGCGGCCTGAAACTGCTCCATCGTTTCGCCGAGCTTCACGCCCTTGTAACTGAAATCGTCCGCCTGAGCGGCCAAAGAACACACTGCTAGTACAGCGGCAGTCAGAACCTTCTTCATTGCGCTTCCTATACATCAACGCTGAGCATTTCTTATGCCGGGCGCCACTTGCTGGGCGGGATCACGGCGCAGATCGGCTGAATGTCCTGTATCTCATGCATCTCTAGTGTCAATCGTGCTCCGCCATTAACGCTCATGAGTTCGATGGAGCCAGAGCGTCGGAACAAAAACTCCTTGACCATCCTCCTGCCATCTGACTTTTTTATCAACACGTACTCGCCCTCTGACGGATTCGAGTTCGGCTCAACGATGACGTACCAGCCGTCGCGTATAGCCGGAAACATGCTCATTCCCTTCACGCGCAGGCAGTAGGCACTTTTGTCGTCGCTGTAGTGCTCTACGTAACCATCGCCAGCCCCAGGAATCGCGCTGAATTCCTCGTAGAAGCCGTCGTCCCCCATCTTGGCTGTTCCTACCACGGGTATCTTGCTTTTCTGATGTTTTGGATAGCCCGCGAAGGCGGGTGCGTCAGCTTCGTCTCGGATGAGTCCTAGGCGCTCAGCCGCAGCTGTAGCGGCTTCAGGAGTCTGAAACACCGATGCGTCCAGGCCGAAAAACTCGGCTATGGGCTTCATTGTTGCTGTTCTTGGCGTCTTTCCAGACTGAAGGCGGCTCATGGCTGACTGCAGGCTTCCAGCGGAGGCCTCGCCGCCAGACTCCAGCGCGATCTGGTCTGCAAGGGCATTGGGCGAGGGGATGCCTCGCTTGGCAATCAAGGCTTGAAGAAGTTCACCGGGTGTCATGCAGCGGATTGTCCATAGTGATCATGCACAAGTGACTTGCGGACATCATGCAGATGTGCATAATAACTGCATGAGTCAAATCCAAAGCTTCATCAAAGACCTGCGTGAGCAGCAGTCGCAGGCGCAAATCGCTGCCTGCGTTGACGCTTCGCAGTCCCTGATATCTCGCTGGGAAGCAGGCGACATCCCCGCTGCTGCGGATGTGGCTCTGCGCCTCGCCAAGCTGCACCGGGCCTCGGTGCGCCGCAAGCCCCAGAAGTCCGCCATCCCCGCCCAGCCCAAGGAGCAGGCCCATGCTTCGTGATGACCTTGCTCTTTTGAAGATGGCTTGGCTGAGCCATGCGATGGCCAGGTACGACACGTTGGAAGAGGTAGCCCGCGAGGCCGCAGCAGCTCTGCCGCTCCTCCAGCGCGAGTTCACAGCCGAAATTGCATCGTTGAAGCTGAAGCAGGAGGAGGGTCGTCCTTCTTCACCTCCGCCACGCCTGCCAGAAGGCCGCGATACGCCTGAGCAAAGGCTGACGCGATGACCTCCTCCGTGATTTCTCCGTATATGGGCTGCGTCTGCCTCAGCACCTCGGCTGTGATGACAGCGGCTGGTGCGATCAATTCCTCTTTCATGTCCGCCCTCCTTGGCGATGTTGGTAACGGTTTGGAAGCCACCAGCATAGCCCAGCGAGTGGCGGGCACCTTTTCCTGAATTCAACCCAACAAGAACTGCCTGGAGGGCATACCAACCATGACATACCGCAACCGTGACCTCATCCGTGAACCCCTCTGCATGCTGCGTGCCAGCAAAGAGGAGCGGGAGAAGCTGATCGCTTGGGCCGAGCGCCGGTCCAACGGGGGAGCGGTTGCCCCGACGTTGCTGGACGCCTTGCTGCGCCTGGCCGACGACGAGATTCGTGAAGAAGAGCGTTCGCATCGGACAAATGCTACGCAGCGCCACGGCCTTGACAGGAACGCCTTCGGCGCTCTCCTGGCCGCGTGATGGCTTCTTCGGACCCGCCACATGACCAAAAAAGAAGCCACCCCCATGACCGAACCGCCGATGCAAATCGACTTCGGCAGCGCGTCGCCTGAACAGGTGCGCGCTCTCCAAAAGCTAGCAGATCGCGCGGGGCTCTCCTTCGAGGACTTCGCGCTGAAGCACCTGCTCTTGCTGGCTGAACGCGATGAGAAAAAGCCCGCGCAGGGCCCTATTGGGCGACTGCTGGGTTTCCGCCGCGCTCACTAGGCCGGCACTTTCCAGTTACTGCAAAGCAGCAATCCCATGAAGCCCACCGCATTCCACATCCCCACTCGCTCCGTGATGGCCGGCGCCAAGCCGTACAAGCCCGTCACTCCGAGCGCCATCAATCACATCCGTGTGGTCAGCAGCGCAAAGAGCCGCATTGACAACGACCGCCGCCGGGCAAATCGCCTGGCATCGATATGAAAGGGCAAAAGCAAAAACGCCTGCAGCTGGAGAGCTAGCAGGCGTTCTAGGAGTCTGGTCTCGGGTGCAACCGGGATTCAGACGAATCTGGAAAACACATGCGCATTTTATGGCCCCACCGGGCCAGCGCACAAGAGGATTACATGGCTCGCGCAAGGAATATCAAACCCGGCCTGTTCAAGAACGAGATTCTTGGCGTCGCCGACCCCATCTACACGCTCCTGTTCGAGGGGCTGTGGGTTCTCGCTGACCGAGAAGGTCGGTTGGAGGACCGTCCACTTCGGATCAAGGCCGAAGTTTTTCCGTATCGAGACGGAATCAATGTCGATGAGATGCTGTCCTGGCTGCAGGCCAGCGGCTTCATCGTTCGGGAGCCTTCCGGCTCGATTCTGATCGTCAACCGTCAACAGTGGTACGACGAGAAGACCCCTGCTCAAGTCAATGCAGAGGCCGCCGCCCGCCGTGCGCGCCGTCGCAAGGCCATGCCGGCATGGGCTCATGCCGGCGAGATCAAGGCCGTCTACGAGGCCGCGCGCCTGGCAACGCAAGCGACCGGACAAGAGCATCACGTTGACCACATCGTGCCCCTCGCTGGCGCGTTGGTGTGTGGCTTGCACGTCGCTGCGAACCTGCAGGTGATTCCTGCGGTCGGCAACCTGAAGAAGTCCAACAAGTTCGAGGTGAGCCATGGCTAGGTCTCGAAACATCAAACCCGGCTTCTTCACGAACGAAGACCTCGTGGAACTCAACTTCGGCACGCGTCTGCTGTTCGCTGGCCTGTGGACTCTGGCCGACCGCGAAGGCCGCCTTGAGGACCGTCCGAAGAAGATCAAGATCGGAGTCTTTCCGGCTGACAACGTCGATGTTGACGCCATGCTCCAGGAGCTGCACGAGGCAAAGTTCGTTGTGCGCTACGAGGTTGACGGTTCGCGCTACGTGCAAATAGCCAACTGGAGCAAGCACCAAAACCCGCACCACACCGAGAAGGCCTCGGAGATTCCTGGCATAGAAGGTGCCGTAACGGTTAAGGACGGAGACAAGGCCGGTGGAAATCCTGCTGATTCTCTGATTCCTGATTCCCTCTCTTCTGATTCCTTGAAACCGGCGGACAAGCCCGCCACGACGGCCAAGCCGTCTCGCCCCTCTGCCGGACTGAAGACCCTGAAGACCTACCTGGCCGAGTGCGAGGAGCAGGGCGTGAAGCCGGTGCCTGATGACCATGCGATCCGCACGTTCATGGCCAAGGCTGGGATCTGCGACGAGATGCAGCAGCTGGCCTGGATGCGGTTCCGTGAGGAGCACACGACTGGCACGCGCAAGGACAAGCGCCAGAAGGACTGGCCGGCGACGTTCGCCAACTCGGTGAAGGACCGCTGGTACAGGCTCTGGTTCATCCAGGCCAACGGGCCTGCGCAGTGGACCACCGAAGGCCTGCAGGCCAAGCGCGTGGCGGACGCTGCCAACGAAGACCAGCAGGAGGCAGCATGAACGCTATCGACCTGCCTGAGTACGAGTTGCTGTTCTCGAACGAGGCCGAGTGCGCGGTGCTGGGAGCGATCCTGTGCAACGGCGCCGAGGCATACGACGCAGCCGCCGGCATCATCACCGCCGAGTCTTTCTGCGTGCCGTTGCATCGCCTGGTGTGGGAAGCCGCCCAGAAGCTGATCCTGGCTGGCAAGTTCGTGGACCCGGTGGCTGTGATGGAGCACCTGCGCGGCCATGGGGTGGATCTGGTCGAGGTCAACGGCATTGCGCAGAGTTACTCCACAGTGCGCGCGGTCCCCGGTCATGCCGAGATCATTGCCAACTACGCCAAGCAGCGCGCGCTGCGCACTGCAGCCTTCCAGGTGTCGGGCTTCGTGTCCGATGAGACGCTGGCCATCGAGCAGCGCGTGGGTCAGTCAGTCGCTGCGCTGGAGAGCGTGCTGGCTGACCGCATTGGCGGTGACCCGCTGCCGGTGTCCGCGTTCGCCGCCGAGTTCATCGACCGCCTGGTAAGCCGCGCCGACGGCGAATCCAAGGCCGGCCGGCCCACCGGCATCCCGTACCTGGATCGGATGATGCCCAACGGCCTGGGCGATGGAAAGCTGGTGGTGATCGCCGCACGCCCGTCCGTGGGCAAGTCCAGCCTGGCCCAGCAGATCGCCTGCTTCCACGCCTCTGAGGGCTATCCGGCCGCGTTCTTGGGCATGGAGATGGAGAACTACGAGGTGGTGGACCGCACGGTGGCCAACAAGGGCCGCGTGCCCCTGGACGGGATCGTCACCGGCAAGCTGTCCGACGACGAGTGGACGCGCATCACCGAGGCGCTGGAGTCCATCCGCAACCTGCCACTCTACCTCTACGACGTTCCCGGCCTCACGCTGCACGAAGTGGTCTCCAAGGCCCGGTTCCTGGTGCGCAAGTACGGCATCAAGACGCTGGTGGTGGACTACCTGCAGCTGATGCTGGGCACCGACCAGAAGAAGGACCGCCGCTTTCAGTTGGAAGAGATCACCCGGGGCCTGAAGCGCGCCGCCAAGCAGCTGGGCATCACCGTGATCCTGCTGTCCCAGCTCAACCGCGACGTTGAGAAGCGGACGAACCCGCGCCCGCAGATGTCGGACCTCAAGGAATGCGGCGCCATCGAGGAAGACGCAGACGTGGTGCTGACGCTGTGGGACCACGTCAAGGGCGTCGATGGACAGCCGTCCATCAAGGGCGCCGCTCTGCTGAAGAACCGTGGCGGCTCCAAGGGCGAAGTCGCGCTGCACTTCGAGGGCCAGTACCAGCGCTGGACCGAATCCACTGCCTCCCTCTCCGCTCCGGCCAAGGCCGATACCGAATCGAAGCCCCGCTACTCGAAGGAATGGTGAACATGAACGCACTGCAAAACATCGCGCCCGCGCTGACCATGAGCAGCCGGGAGATCGCTGAGCTCACCAGCAAGGATCTGGGCCACGTCAACCGCGACATCCGCGCCATGCTGGACTCGCTCGAAGATGATCCAGAACTGGAGCATGTCCGCGAGGACAAGGATGCGCGCGGCTACACCCTCGCTTTTCATCTCGGCCGCGAGCTGACATACACCCTGTTGGCCGGCTACAGCACGCAGCTGCGCCGCCGCGTGATCGCGCGCTGGCAGGTGCTGGAGGCGGCCCATGCAAAGACGCCGGCTGAGCTGTCCCGCATGGACATCCTCCGCCTGGCCATGGAGTCGGAGCAGGCGCGTATCCAAGCCGAGTCCGAGCGCGACAAGGCCATCGCCACCAAGGCAGAGATCGGCAGCCGCCGCGAAGCCACGGCCATGGCCACTGCATCGGCCAAGTCCCGCGAGGTGGCCCGCCTGCAGCACGAGCTGGGCCGCAACCAACAGCACGCCACCGTGATCGCCGTGGAGAAGGCGACGGGCATGGCCTTCCCGAAGAACGCCTACGTGGACCTGCGCCGGGTAACGCAGAAGTACGGCCTGCAGGCGGTGTCGGTGGTGGACGCGCGCTACGGCTCCGTGAAGGCCTGGCCTGCAGTGGCATGGCGCGAGTGCCATGGTATCGAGTTGTCGGACCTATTCCCTGGTCAGGAGCCCGCATGACGCCCGACAAGCAAAAGCAAAAGCTCGCCGGCCAGACGGCCATCGCGCAGAAGGTGTTCCAGGCCGTGCCCATCGCCGAGGCCTGGACCGTCGCCCAGATCTCGCAGTCTCTGCACCGCACGACCGGCGCCCGCCTGGACCGCCACACGCTGCAAGGCTGCCTTCGCGCCCTGGCCGACTCCGACCTCATCCGCTCCACGGAGCACGGATCGCTGCACCAGCGCGTCGCTGTTTCCGCCGCTCAATCCACCCCGCCCAAGACCAAGGAATCGACCGTGACCCAGCCCGCCAAGCCCGCCACCCCACAACAAGCCGCGCCCGCGTCGGCCATCGACGTGCTGGGCTGCTTGGCCCAGAAGATGCGCGCCCTGGCGGATGAAGTGGACGCCGCGGCGCTGGCCCTGGAGGAAGAGCAAAGCCGCACCACGGGCGAGGCCGCGAAGCTGAAGCAGCTCAAGGCCCTGCTGAAGGAAATCGCATGACCACCTGCAGCACCTGCGTGCACTGGCAACGCAAAGAGACAGACCCAGGCATGCGCCGTCTCGGATTCGCCCAGTGCATGAAGCGCACCAAGGGCCACACGTACAGCGCAACAGCGCCGGCCTGTGACCAGCACAAGGCAGTAACTCAAGAGCAGGCCACCAAGCGGGCCGAGTGGATCAACAAAGGAGTGGGGCAATGAGCAAGACAGAAGCGAAATCGAGCATGCAACTGCCAGAGCCGGACGCATTCATGGATGTTGAGGATCAGCACCTCATGGGGACATCGGGCGAATGGTGCGTGAGCGGCCGCCGTTGCGACGACGAGGATCTCGCGCTCTTCAGCCAGAAGACTGTTGAGGAACTGCTTCAAAAGCAGCGTCAAGACATCGCCAGTGCACTGGCCGAGTACGACAAATTGCGCGACGCGATGAGCGCGCAGTCGGGTTGCAGGGATGGTGGCTGCCTGGTGAAGCGCCCGCAGGGCATGCACACGAACGGCGGCTGCAAATGCCACCGTGACCAGATTGTTTCCCAGCGAATGATGTACGCCGGCCAGCGCCTGGCTGATGTCGTCCGCGCTTTCGTGCAGGAGGCAGCATGAGCAAGACAGAGACACAGAGCGAGGCGCTGAGGCTGGCGAGGTTGTTGGAGAGCGGCTGCTGGCTGCCTGTTGGCCATGGCGATCCGATTGATGAGGCAGCCGCCGAACTGCGCCGCCTGGATGCAGAGGTGCGCGAACTCAAGATGACGGTCCAGCACGAGAGCCTGTGCGTAGAGGCCGCGAAGGAGCGCATCGAGGCGCTGGACGCAGAGAACAAGGCCCTGCGGGAGCGGCTGGAGGCACCTGCTGCGCCAGTGGCAGAGGATGCGCGCTATGCCGCGCTTTGGCGCGAGCATGTCGAGAAACTGGATGCGCTTATCGCTTACTGCCCAACATGCTCCCAGGGCTACATCGCAACTGCCGAGATGACGCGCGACCAGATCATTTTTGAGTGCGGCAAGACCGCCGGGCGCGCGGAAGGGAAGCGAGGAACAGAGGCAGCAGCCAAGATCGGAGGCTCAGCATGAGCACCGAACGCGAACTGCTCGAAGCAGCGGCGCGGGCTGTTGGGTGCGCCCATCTTGGAGTCTGGGACGATGGAATGGGCTGCCTGAGCAATGGTGAGGGCTGGTGGTTCGACCCCAGAAAAGAAGGGGCTGACGCATTCGAGCTGGCCGCCGCGCTGCGCATCAGCTTGGAGCACAACCCTCCGAGCTGCAATCGTCCGTGGGTATGCGCCAAGGTCGATGACAGAGTGTCGAGCCCCGTCCAGTTGTTCATGGAAGACGTGCCCGAAGAATCCCAGCGCGCGGACCGCATGCGCCTGGCGATCCTGCGCTGTGCTGCGGCTCAGGCGCCGAAGGAGCAAGCATGAGCGCCCTCAACACCCAAGCAGGCGGCACCCACTACAAGGGCTGCGCCATCCAGCCCATCCAGTACATCCACGCCAACGGCCTTGATTTCTTCCAGGGCAACATCGTGAAGTACGCCACCCGGTACAAGGCCAAGAACGGCGCAGAAGATCTGAAGAAGGTCATCCACTACGCCCAGCTTGCACTGGAGCTGCAGTACGGCATCAAGCCCGCTGATGAGCTGGCCGACATGGTGCGGGCGGGGAAGTCGAAGCCGGGTGCAGTCACTCAGTGCGAAGGCTATGTGGAGGATCGCAATGACTGACCGCCTCACCCTGAGCCTGTGGGAAGAAAGCCAAGCCCACAAGGCCATCAACCACCTGTGGAAGAACGCCCGAGTGGCCGTGCGCCAGGGCAGGCGCATGGTCGCAGAGCTTCGGCCCGAGAAGCGCAGCGATGCACAGAACGCCATGCTTCATGCGCTGCTTACGGAGATCGCCAAAACGCGCGAATGGGCTGGCGCCAAGCGTGACGTTGAGACCTGGAAGCGCCTGTTGACCGCTGCCTGGCTGCGAGCCAGAGGCGAATCGGTGGAGGTGCTGCCCGCGCTGGACGGCTGCGGCATCGATGTCGTTTTCCGCCGTACCTCTTCGCTCACCAGGGCTGAGTGTGGAGAGTTGGTGGATTTCATCGAAGCATGGAGGGCCGGGGCATGACCGCTGCAAATCTCTCCGGCCGTGTTTTTGGCCGACTCACGGCGATAAGCCGTGCGCCCAACCAGGGCAAGCATGTCATGTGGACGTGCGGGTGCTCGTGCGGAAAAGAAAAGACCGTTCGGGCTGACCACCTGCGCAGCGGAGCCGTACTTTCCTGCGGATGCTACTGGGCGCAAAGGAGGGTGGAGGTCAACACCACGCACGGTCTATCGAATTCGCGGGTCTACCGGATCTGGAAAGCCATGTGCAACCGCTGCCACTACGAGAAGTATCCAGAGCGCCACCTTTACGGCGGCAGAGGGATCACGGTCTGCGAACGCTGGAGAAACTCGTTCGAGAACTTCGTGGCCGACATGGGGATCCCCGCCGATCACCTGTCGATTGATCGCATTGATGTGAATGGCAACTACGAGCCGGGCAATTGCCGATGGGCCACTGCGCTTGAGCAGGCGCACAACAAGCGACCTAAGTCCGAGCTGGGGGTGACGTTCTATGACCTTTGGGAGGGGAAGTGATGCGGGTTCTGTTTCTCGACATTGATGGCGTGCTCAACAGCACCCGCACAAGCGTGGCTCATGGCGGGTATCCCCATGAACTCACGCACACCGAGGCATTCGACTGGGTGGCCATCAAGCTGCTGCAGCGCCTGTGCGACTCGTCGGGCATCCAGGTGGTGCTCTCCAGCGCCTGGCGCCTTACCCACGACTACAAGGACGTGGCCAAGGCCTTCGACCTGCCGATCATCGATCGCACTCCCAGTCTGCTGGGTTGCCGCGGCGATGAGATTCAGCACTGGCTGGACAACCACGTCGAGGTCACGAACTACGCGATCCTGGACGACGACCCGGACATGCTCGAAAGCCAGGAGCCTCACTTCATCCACACGAGGGGATCCGAGGGCATGACATGGGCCGACTTTTCACGCCTGTGCCAGATCTTTGGCGAGTCGCCTTTCTCTGGTGAGGTCCGCCAACGCAACTGGCGCGAAACCAAGCTGGCATGGGAGGCCTGATGACCTTCCGCCGCACACGCTGCGCCCACTGCCGCACGCGTTTCGACCCCAAGCGCTATGGCCAGGTGGTGCATGAGGAATGCGCCGCAGACTGGGCCATTGCCGAGCGCGAGAAGGAAGCGCGCAAGGAGGAGAAGCGCCGCCAGGCCGAAGCCAAAGTGCAGCGCGCGCTGGACCGAAAGAAGCGGGAGCAGCTGAAGACCATTCCGCAACTGACTAAGGAAGCGCAGCTGGCCTTCAACGCCTACATCCGTGCCCGTGACCAGGCCGCCGGCTACGACTGCATCAGTTCTGGCCGCCCACTGGACTGGTCTGGCAACGCCGTGGACGCTGGCCACTACCGCTCCACGGGCGCCGCGCCACACCTTCGGTTCAACGAGGACAACTGCCACGCCCAGAGCAAGCACGACAACCAGTTCCTCTCGGGCAACGCCATTGACTACCGGATCGGGCTGATTGCCCGTATCGGCCTGGCGCGCGTCGAGGCCCTGGAAGCCGACAACCAACCCCGCAAATGGACCCGCGAAGAGCTGATCGACATTCGCGCCAAGTACCGAGCCAAAGCCAAGCAACTGAAGAAAGAGAGCCAGCAATGACCGAAGAACGCTACCTCTGCGCCACTGGTGCAACCAATCTGCAGGACATGCCCCACCGGATCGGCCAGGTTGATCTGGTGAAGGCCAACGGCATGAGCGCCAGCAACATGGCCAGCCACTTCATGCGACTGGTCAGCAAGCCCACCAAAGCCGACATGACCCGGGTCTATGCCGCGCTGCTGTACGTGGCGCACAAGCGCAAGTTTGTGGAGCCAGCCGCCGCCATCACGGCCGCCATCGATTGGATGCTGGACCCGAGTTGCAAGGTCTGCTCTGGCACGGGCGAAATCGAGCGCAAGGGGCGCATGCACAAGTGCCCCAAGTGCAAGGGAGAGAAGCTGCGCAGGGAGCCGGCCAGCCGCGACGCGCAGTACCTGATCGACCATGTGAGCGACTGCCGGCGCGCCCTGAGCGGCCGCGTGCGTAAGCTGATGCGCTGATTTGATTTTCACGCATTTATGTGGTAACGTTGGCCCCGCGTTGAGTCTGAAAATTCTCAATGAGGGGCTGTGCTTAGGCCTCCCCACTGTCCAATTCGCTCCCTCCGCTTTGTTGACGTAGGCAGGACCGAGATGGACAAGCGCGCCCGGAGAAATCGGGGCGTTTATCCCGCACGCCAGGGTTTGGGCGCGAGGCCGTTGCGAGGACGCCAGCCCATCCCAGCGGCTCAAAAGGCTGGGGGCATCACGAAGGAAGATTGGACACGGTTCGACTCCGTGGGCAACACCGATGCGCCTGGCGCGCTAGGTCTTGGCGGCCCAGTCTTCCCCCGTGATGGTGAAGAGCGTAAGCGTAATGCGGACTTCGGCCATGCTTGAGCCGCCGCGAGTAGCCATCAACAAGCCTGCAAAGGAGGGTCGTCTGACCTTCAACTGGTGACGCGCCAACGTTGCCACCAAAGCCTCGATTGCTCGCGCAGTCGGGGCTTTTCTGTTTCATCCCCTGATCCAGCCAGGGCCGCCCCCGAGAGGTATGACGGGGCGGTGATCTCCACCGCAAGCGCAGCGGAGCTGGATAGTTCGCGAACGGCATCCCCCAGCGCCTTAGGGGCGTAAGTCCGATGGGGTGACTATCAACACGGCCTCGCTGACGCGGGGCCTTTTCGTTTCCGCCACCGCTCGGGCGCATCCACCACGCCTAGCTCGCCAGGGACGCCTTGCCCGCAGCGGTGGCACCTATTCACAGGAGACTCCATGTCAAGATTCAACGATATGTCCGCTGGCGAGGCCTGCTCCATGCTGTTCGGCGGCTTCGTCGCTTTCCTGCTGAGCATCGTTTGGGTGGGGTTCTTTGCGGGCCTGCTGCTTTCCACCCTGTGGGGGTGGTTCATCGTCCCAGTGTTTGGGCTGCCCACGATTTCCATCATCCAGGCGTGGGGCATCGCTCAGGTGTTCCGGTGTCTCCAGGGGCTCAAGCTGTCCGAGGAGAAGTCCAAGGATGGATTTGGCATTGCTCTGGCAAAGGCGTTCCTCGGTGTGCCCCTAGCCGTGGCCGTGATCATGGGCATCGCCTGGGTGGCGAAGTCCTGGATGTGAGGAGACCGCCATGACCCCGCGCGACCAAATCCAACAGCACGCTCAGACGGCCGCCGCCAAAATCCGCGACGCGATGACCGAGTTCTCCAAGGCTACGGGCATGCGCGCCAGAGTGGATGTGACCTGGGTGCAAGTGAATCGCCTGGAGTCTGCGGCGCCAGAGCACATCGTCACCACCGTCCGGTTGCACATCGATGACGAGGCACTGGGATGAGTGCCGCACGCGAAGTCTGGCAATCCTACGACTGCCCTGTGCAGCTCACCGACATGGACCTGTTCGATGAGGAGATGGTCTTCAAGGGCCAGGCTTTCCGCTGCTCCTGGTGCGGCGGCAACCACGTCGCCGGCTTCGGCGTGAAGGTCGAGACCTTCGTCCGCGTCGGCGAAGACACCACATACCCCGATCTACCAGAGACGGCAGAAGCACTGCAGCGCCTGAAAGACGGCGCCTGATCATGGGGGCATGGGCTAAATGTCCAGCTTTTCCAAGTTGAAGAGCACGTAGGAGAACTCTCCTTCGCAGTCGTATAGAGCAGAGAACCAGCCGGAGGTGATGGGGTTGGAGTTGGTCGCAGGTCGAAGCGCAATTGCCGCTTTCCTGATCGCAGGCTCATAGAAGCACTCCTCTGCCCGGGAGAGATCGTCCCAGCATTTGCGGAGAGCGGCTGACTCGGCTTTGAGATCTGCCTTCAGGCTGGTGTAGAGCTCTTGCAGCCTTTCTTTCTCATCGATTGTCAGTGACTTGCGTTCACCAATCTCATTCGAAATTTGTTTGCAACGGCTTTGGAATCCCAAAAGCTTCGCGCGGATAGCGCGTATTTCATCGGCGTCAAAGTTTTCAGTCATCAATACAGTGTAAGGAAGTCCTGCCATGGCAACACCGGCAAAGGCAAAGCCGGCTGCTGCCATCGGCGCCCGGCCGTATCCACCCGCTGAACTGGGGCGCTACGTCCCGGCAGAAGGGGTGGCGGAGTGGGTGCAGGCCGAGATCATTGCTGAGGATGGCCGCATCCACAACCCTGACCACGCGCACCTGATCGACGCCGACCTGGTGTTCCTCTGGGCGCCTGACGGATTCACAAAGGCCATGAAGACCGTGATCGGTCAGGCTGAGGAGGTGATGATCCGCGCCGGTGGGTGGCAGAAGGGCCGGCAGGAGCAGCAGCTCTACGACTGGTTCGGCCGTGTGCCGGCCTTCATGATCACCCTGGACGCCACCTACTGCGCCCAGTGCTCGGATGCCGAGTGGTGCGCTCTGGTGGAGCATGAGCTGTACCACGTCGCCCAGGCGCTGGATGAGTTCGGCGCACCCAAGTTCGGGAGAGACGGCAAGCCCAAGCTGAAGATCCGCGGCCACGATGTCGAGGAGTTCGTCGGCGTGGTCAAGCGCTACGGCCCGTCGGCCGACGTGAAGCGGCTCATGGATGCGGCGAACGCCGGCCCGGAGCTGCGGATGGGAAATATCGCTCACGCATGCGGCACATGTCTCAAGGTTGCGGCATAACATTCACCACTCATATACAGGAGAGCGCATATGGCGAGGCTCGATGAGGCGGTCAAGCGCTTCATTGTGCAAGCGCTCGCCTGCTACGACACGCCGTCTCAGGTGGCTGAGGCGGTCAAGGAGGAATTCGGCCTGGTGCTGGACCGCGCGCACGTGGCGGTCTACGACCCGACCAAGGCTTCGGGCAAGGACCTGTCCAAGAAGTGGCGGGACGTGTTCTTCGCCACACGCGATGCGTTCAAGAACGAGATCACCGAGATTCCGATTGCCCAGCGCTCATACCGGCTGAAGGTGCTGCAGCGCATCGTTTCGAAGGCCGAGTCCATGAAGAACATGCCGCTGGCTCTGCAGGTACTGGAGCAGGCGGCGAAGGAGTGCGGTGACATGTACGTGAACCGCAAGCCTCTGGATGGTGATGGCAAGGGCGGAGAGGCGCCGCAGCCGGTCAAGGTCGTCGTGCAGGTGCAGGACGCAAGCGCCGATGCAGACCGTTAGCCCGCGCCTGAATGTCCCGCAGTCCCGCTTCCTTTCTCTGCCACACAAGTTCCGCGCCTTCGTGGCGGGGTTCGGGTCGGGCAAGACCTGGGTGGGCTGCTCTGGCCTGTCGGCGCATGCCTGGGAGTTCCCGCGCATCAATGCTGGCTACTTTGCCCCGAGTTACCCGCAGATCCGCGACATCTTCTTCCCGACGATTGAAGAGGTGGCGCACGACTGGGGGTTGAGGACCGAGATACGGGAGTCGAACAAGGAGGTTCACCTCTACTCCGGCCGCCAGTACCGCACGACGGTGATCTGCCGCTCCATGGATCGGCCCGAGTCCATCGTGGGCTTCAAGATCGGCCAGGCGCTTGTGGATGAGCTGGACGTGATGGCCAAGCAGAAGGCTGAGCAGGCCTGGCGCAAGATCATCGCGCGGATGCGCTACAACGTGGACGGCCTGAAGAACGGCGTGGACGTGACCACGACCCCTGAGGGGTTCAAGTTCACGCACCAGCAGTTCGTCAAGGCGGTGCAGGACAAGCCGGAACTGGCAAAGTTGTATGGGCTGATCCAGGCCAGCACGTTCGAGAACGCCAAGAACCTGCCGGCCGACTACATCCCGTCTCTGTTCGATAGCTACCCAAAGCAGCTGATCGACGCCTACCTGCGCGGCCTATTCGTCAACTTGACCTCGGGCAGTGTCTACCCCGACTTTGACCGCAAGCTGAACCACAGCTTCGAGTCGCTGCAGGAGGGCGAGCCTGTGATGCTCGGCATGGACTTCAACCGCCTGCACATGGCGGCTGTAGCTTACGTGTTGAGGGACGGCTGGCCGGTTGCAGTGGATGAGATCACGGACGGCCGGGACACGCCCTACATGGCGCGGCTGTTCAGGGAGCGATACCAAGACAAGGGCCACGCCGTCACGGTGTACCCCGATGCATCGGGTCAGAACAGCAGCAGCAAGAACGCCAGCGAGTCGGATCTGTCGATCCTGCGGGATCACAACCTGACCGTGCAGGTGAACGGCACGAACCCAGCGGTGGCCGACCGCATCAACGCCGTCAACGCCCTGATCCTGAACGGGGAGGGCGCCCGGCGCCTTAAGGTCAACACCCTGCGCTGCCCGAAGCTGACAGAGGCCCTGGAGCAGCAGGCCTATGACAAGAACGGGCTGCCGGACAAGTCAAGCGGCGTGGACCACGTGATCGATGCGGCGGGCTATCCCATCGCATACATGTGGCCCATCGTGAAGAAACAAGCAGCGGCGTTCACCTTCCGCATGTGAAAACAGGCCTGCCCCAGCAATGGAGGCGGGTTTCTCTATGGCATTGAACGTTCAAGACCGCGACCCGAAGATGTCAGCAATGGAGGCGGAGTGGCCCCTATTGACTGCGCTGCTGGGTGGCACCCGGACCATGCGTGCAGCGTCCACGACGTTCCTGCCGCGCCAACCGAAGGAAGACCTGGACGACTACAACTACCGCCTGGCGGTGGCCACTCTGTTCCCTGCCTTCGAGCGCACCTGCACGGTGATGGCTGGCAAGCCGTTCGCCAAGGAAGTGACGCTCTCCAAGGACACGCCCGACGTCATCCTCGACCTGTGCAACAACATCGATGGCGAAGGCCGCAGCCTGCATGCCTTCGCTTCCGACGTGTTCGACCATTCGGCCATCAAGTACGGCTTCGGCGGCATCCTGGTGGACTTCACCCGAACGCAAGGCAGGGCGAGGACGCGGGCTGAGGAAAAGGCCATCGGCGCGCGCCCTTACTGCGTGCACATCAAGGCTGAGCAGATCCTGGGCTGGATGGTGGGTGAAGTCGGCGGCAAGCCTGGGCTCACGATGCTGCGCATCGCCGAGACCAAGGAGGTGCCGGACGGGGACTATGGGACCAAGCTCCTGAAGCGGGTGCGGGTTCTCCGGCCCGGCTCCTTCGAGGTATGGGAGGAATCGGCGAACGGCAGCTATGCACTGGTCAGCGAGGAGTCTGGGGCGACAACCCTGAGCTTCATCCCGTTCGTGCCCGTCTACGGCCGGCGCGCTGCATTCATGCAGGGCATGCCTCCTTTGCTGAATCTGGCCTATCTGAACGTGAAGCACTGGCAGAACGAAAGCGACCAGGACGACTCTGCCCGTTTTGCCCGCAAGCGTCTGCTGGTGTTCTCGGGCATCAACAACAAGGATGAGATCGTCATGGCGGCTAGCCAGGCGGTCAACCTGCCAGCCGGTGGGAGCGCAGATGTGCTGCAGGGCTCGGCTGAGTCCGTGACTGTTGGGCGCTCCGAGCTGAACGCTCTTGAGGAGCAGATGATCCAAACGGGTGCCGAACTGCTGGTCGCACAGCCCGGCCAGCGCACTGCGACGGAGGCGTCCAACGATGCCGAGGCCAACAAGTCCGCGCTCCAGAGCATCGTGGAGAACTACGAGGACGCGCTGGATCTTGTGCTGGACTACATGGCCGCGTGGCTCGGCATCGACCGTACGGCCAAGGTGACGCTGTTCAAGGACTTCGCCGCCCAGAGCCTCACGGAGGCCGGCGCGCAGATGATCGTGAGCCTGTACCAGGCCGGGCTGCTGTCGAAGGAGACGGCAATCAAGGAGATGCAGCGGCGCGGCGTGCTCTCGCCTGATCTGGACGCTGAAGCGGAGTTCGACCGCATCGCAAGCGAGGGGCCGGCACTCGGAACCATCGGAGGTGACTGATGGCCTCGGTCAATGACCTGATTCTCTCGGAAGCCATCCGGCACATGGTCGCGCTGCAACGGTACGACAACGGAGTCGTGGCGCGCATCATCGCGCTTCTGAACCGCTCGGACCTGCGGCTGATGGCTGAACTGACCGCCAGGCTGGAAGGCCTGGACGCTGGCAGCTTCACCATGCAGCGGCTGGAGTCGCTGCTCACGTCCATCTGGTCGCTGAACAGCGAGGCCTACGCCCAGTTGGGCAGGGCCCTGACTGAAGAGCTGAAGCAGTTCGTTCCCTACGAGGTCAGCTACCAGGAGCAGATGCTCAAGACGCATTTGCCGGTGGGCGTGCACGTGGCGGCAGTCTCGGCAGAGCAGATCTACGCTGCGGCGCTGTCTCGGCCATTCCAGGGCTTGCTGCTGCAGGGCGTCTGGAGCGATCTGGACGCCGGCAAGCTCAAGCGCGTGAGGCAAGCCATCGCCCAGGGCTTTGTCGAGGGCAAGACCACCGACCAAATCATCCGAGAGCTGCGCGGCACGCGGGCCAAGGGCTACATCGACGGGTTGATCCAGAAGGATCGCCGGGACATTGAGGCGGTCGTGCGGACGGCGCTGGCTCACATGGCCGGAGTGGCGCAGGACAACGTGATGGAGGCCAATGCTGACCTGATCAAGGCTGCCATGTGGTCATCGACCCTCGATCTCCGCACGTCGCCGATGTGCCGCATCCGTGACCGGCTGCTGTACACGCCCGACACGCACAAGCCAATCGGCCACAAGGTGCCGTGGCTGAGCGGCCCGGGCCGGCTGCACTGGCGCTGCCGCTCTGGTCAGGTGCCAGTGCTCAAGAGCCACAAGGAGCTGGGCATCGATCTGCCGGACATCGAGGTCAACGGGCGCACACGGGCCAGCATGGACGGCCAGGTGCCGAAGGAGACGAGCTACGCCGACTGGCTGAAGAACCAATCCCTGGCGCGCCAGACCGATGTGCTCGGCGAGACCCGGGCCAGGCTGATGCGCGACGGCAAGCTGGGGATGGATGCGATGTACGACTCGAAGGGCCGCTATCTCACTCTCGATGAGCTGAGGCAGCGGGATGCAGAGGCTTTCAAGCGGGCCGGGCTGTAGTATTGCGCCGTGACCGACAAGCCGAAGCACCTCTCCCTCGTCCCGCCAGCCGAGCCAGACGCCAAGACCGCCCTGATAGAGCGCGTCAAGGCGCGGTATCGGCCGCCGGGCATGCTCCAGTGCCCCAAGTGTGGCGGCCGGGCTGTGATGACGGTGGTGAACGGCTCATGGATCGATGAAAAGGGCCGCTACCAGCGCGGCACGATGACCCATGATCGGGTCTGCTACACCTGCGACAAGCAGGGCATCTGGTCGCCCATGATGCCGCCCGAGTTCAAGGTGGCGAAAGAGCCCAAGCCCAGGCGAACGAAGCCCAGGCCCGTGAAATGACAACCAGCCCGCCGCCGTGCGGGCTTTCTTTTTCACCGCCCGCCCGGCGCAAGTCTGGCGGGCTTTTTCACGCCCGTCGAAAGCAGGAAGCAGAAGCGGGCTCGTCGGCAGTAAGCCATCAACTTCTGAGCAGAAAGCTCGTTCCACCACCATGAAACTGAAACTCGACTCCAACGGCGCGGTTGTTCTGCAAGACGGCGCTCCCGTGTACATCAAGGACGACGGCACTGAGATCGCCTTCGATGGCGCCAAGGCCTTCGCCAAGATCGGCGAGCTGACCGGCCAGAGCGCCGCATACCGCAAGCGCTTCGAGGATGCAGAAAGCAAACTCAAGGGCTTCGAGGGGATCGCTGACCCGGACGCTGCTCGCAAGGCGCTGGAAACCCTCCAGTCGCTGGACCAGAAGAAGCTGATCGACGCTGGCGAGGTGGAGAAGGTCAAGGCCGAGATCTCCAAGGCGTTCCAGGCTCAACTGGACGCCGCCAACGGCACCGCTTCGAAGCTGGAGCAGCAGTTGTACGCCGAGATGATCGGCGGAAGCTTCGCCCGCTCCAAGTTCGCTCTGGACAAGCTGGCGATCCCACCCGACCTGGTGCAGGCCTACTTCGGCAAGGCCTTCAGCATCGAAGAGGGCAAGGTCGTAGCCAAGGACGCGAACGGCAACAAGCTCTACAGCGCAGCCAGCCCGGGCGACCTGGCAGGTTTCGATGAGGCGCTGGAAATGCTGGTCAACCAGTACCCAGGCAAGGACCACATCCTGAAGGGCTCCGGCGCTTCTGGCTCTGGCGCGCAGGGCGGCCATGGTGGTGGCAAACAACAAGGCAACTTCGGCGGCAGCAAGGCCGAACGTGTTGCCGCAATGAAGCAACTCACATCTGGCGCGTAAGGCGCAGAAAGGCAAATCATGGCACTGTCCGACATGAAGGTATTCAACGAGTACCTGAAGCTGGCCACCATCGAAACCCTGGCCCAAGACGTGGCCAAGTTCAACGCTGCATCGGCCGGCTCCATCCAGCTGACGACGCAGAGCATCGACGGCGACTTCCTGCAGGAATCCTTCTGGGCCGGCATCCACAGCGCCCAGCGCCGCGTGGACCGCTACGCCTCCAACAGCGCGCAGTCCTCCACGCCGCTGGCACAGAAGCAGTACGACACCGTGAAGATCGCAGGCGGCTTCGGTCCCATCCTGTGGGAGCCGGGCCAACTGTCCTGGATTCAGAAGTCGCCCGAGGAAGCCCTGGAGGTGATCTCGCGAAACCTGTCCGAGGCCATCATGGCCGACCAGCTGAACACGGCCATCGCCGCGCTGGTGGCCGCCATCGCCAACCAGGCCGGCGCTACCAATGACGTGTCCGCCACGGCTGGCATCACCTACAGCGCGATCAACAGCGCGCACGCCAAGTTCGGCGACGCTTCGGCGCGCATCGTGGCCCAGGTGATGACGGGCGCGATGTACCACAAGCTGATCGGCCAGAACCTGGCCAACGCCGAGAAGCTGTTCACCTTCAGCGGCGTGACCATCGTGGACATCCTGGGCAAGGCCGTGATCGTCACGGATGCACCTTCGCTGTTCACGGCGGGCACTCCCGACAAGGTGAAGGTTCTGTCCCTGGTGAACGGTGCCGCAGTCGTCTCGGACGGCTCGGACCTCATCACCAACATCCAGACCACCAACGGCAAAAACCGCATCGAGACCACGATGCAGGCCGACTACACCTTCGGTCTGGGTCTGAAGGGCTACACCTGGGACACCGCCAACGGCGGTAAGAGCCCCACCGATGCTGAGCTGGCAACCGGCACGAACTGGGATCTGGTGGCCAACAGCGTCAAGGCCTCGGCCGGCGTTGTCACCATCGGCGACGCCGCCAAGTAATGGGAGGGGCTTCGGCCCCTCTCCTCTGGGAGAACCACATGCAAGACAAAAAGGTCTGGTACGAGCCGCATCCGGTGAAGCCGGAGCGCAAGGCCGAGCTGCGCAAGCGCGGCTTCCAAATCATCGATGCCATCTTCATGCCCGAGGGCTACGAGAACCCTGCCGACGATGGCGAGCCCGAGGGCGCCAAGAAGGCCACTGTGGCCGAGCTGCGCGCCGCCCTGGAAGCCAAGGGCGTCGAGGTGCCCGAGGGCGCCAAGAAGGCCGACCTGCAGGCCCTGCTGGACGCGGTGGCCTGACCATGGCGCTGATCGTTGCCCCGGCTGAGGGCTATGACAGCCTCGTGACCCTGGCCGAGGCGGTGGTCTACATGGCGAACTACGGCCATGTGTGGCCTGCCGACGAGTCGGCCCAGGAGATCGCACTCCGGCGCGCCACGCAGTACATCCTGAGCAACTACGCCCTTGACCCGCAGTACCTCGATCCCGTGGCCCAGAAGGTCAAGGACGCATGCTGCGAGGCCGCATGGCGCGCTGCGAAGGGTGAGCTGTTCCAGGACACCGACGGCCGGATCATGACCGAGCGGACCGTGGACGTGATCACCACCAAGTGGGCCGAGGGCCAGCAGGGTGGACAGATGCGGTTCGCGGTCATCGATGCGCTGCTGCGTGGGCTGACCACGGGCGGCGCGATGAACATCAAGCTGGTGAGGGGGTAGGGCATGTGGCTGGTCACACAAGGCGCTGCTGCGATCCACATCACGCCCATCGAGGATCTGCGGCCCCATGAGCACTCTGCGCAGTGCTGGTGCGCTCCGGCTGAAGACGGCCAAGAAGATGGCGTGTGGCTGCATCACAGCCTGGACGGCCGCGAGGCCTATGAAACTGGAGAGAGGCTTCCATCATGAGAACGCAACGCGGATACATCGACTTGGATGGCTTCTTTCAAGTCATGGCAGTCTTGGCAGTGCTGGGCGTCTTCGGCCTGTTCTCGCTGTTCTACTGGGCAATGCCGGCCGCGTGGGCGTGGCTCAAGCCCTGGCTGCACACGGTGACGGGCTGACCCATGGCCATCGACTACGCCGAGATCGCCGCTGGCGCGCTGGAGTCCATCGCCGAGGCCGGCCAGCCCGTCACGCTGCACCGCAAGGCTGCGCCGTCCGGGCCGTTCGTGCCTGGTCAGCCGGTCACGCCCACTGTGCTCGACTACCCCGGCACCGGCGCGCTGTTCGGCTACAAGCAGCGCGACATCGACGGCGCGCTCATCAAGCACGGCGACCAACGCTTGCTCCTGGCCCCGCAGATCGAGGTTGCCCCGAAGACGGGCGACACCGTGACCGTGGGGGACAAGGTCTACAACGTGGTTGACGTCGGGATCGTTGCGCCGGCCGGCGTTGCGGTGCTCTACAAGCTGCAGTTGCGAGGTGTGTGATGGGCTTCGCTGACGATCTGCAGCGCGTGTGCCTGGTGCAAATCGAACGCTCCCGGGAGATTGTTCGCAGAACGTTGCTTGAGATCCTCAGCGACTGCGTGGATGGCTCCCCTGTCGGGAACCCGGATCTGTGGAAGGCGAATCAAGGCGTCATATCTTCAAGAGAGGCATACCGCGAGGAGGCTTTCACGTACAACGCGGCGAATCCTGGCAAGCGGCGCAAGGGCACGAGCAGGCAGGTGGTGAACAAGAAATTCCCTCTGGCTGTCGGCAAGGGCTACACAGGCGGGCGCTTCAAAAACAACTGGCAGGTTGGGATCGGGTTCATCAACGCAGCCGTTGAGGAGACTCCAGACGCAAGCGGGTCCGGCTCTCTGAAGCGTGCCGCTACGGTGTTCGACGGATTGAAGCTCGGGATGGTGATCTACGTCTCAAACAACCTTCCATACGCGAAGCGCCTTGAATATGGCTGGTCCAAGCAGGCTCCAAACGGAATGGTGCGGTTGTCGCTTCAGAACACTGGGCAGGCACTGAAGAAGACGGCAGATGCAGTGAGGGGTGAAGCATGAGCATTGTGGCAATCGAATCAGCCCTTGAGGAGCGCCTGATGACCCTGGCCTCGCCGCCGCCCATCGCCTGGGAGGACGTGGCCTTTGAGCCGACGACCGGCCAGGGCTACCTGCGCGTGCATCACCTGCACAACACGCCGAGGGACTTCACCCTGGTTGGTGATGCAGCTGAGCGCCTCGGCATCTTCCAGGTGGATGTGGTGTGGCCCGCAGGCCAGGGCAAGGTAGAGGCGAAGCAGATGGCCGAGCAAGTGGCCGCACTTTTCGCCCCAGTCCAGAGCCTGGATGCCGGCAACCACCGCATTGATCTCACGCGAACGCCGTCCATCGCTGGCGGCATTCCCGACGAAGGCTGGTACACGGTGCCGGTCTCCGTCAACTGGCGAGCTTTCCCCGCCTGACCAGCTAAATCTGAAAAGTTGAGCTACCTCCGGGTGGCTTTTTTTGTGCCCGCGAGGGCGTACACATGCCCGCGACTGCGGGCTTTTTCATTGAAAGGCCCACCATGGCATACACCGTACCGGACGGCAGCAAGCTGTTCATCTCCACCGTCTATGGCACGGCTATCGCCGTCACGGCGGTGACCAACGCCAGCCCCGCAGTTGCGAGTGCAGCAGCGCACGGCCTGCCCAACGGCAAGGAGTTCATCTTCACGTCCGGCTGGGATGACGCCAACAACCGCGTCTTCCGTGTCGCCAACACTGCGGCCGGCACCTTCGCCATCGACGGCCTGGACACGCTCAACGAGAACCGCTTCACGCCGGGTGGCGGCATCGGTTCGGTGCTGCCCATCACCACCTGGCAGGAAATCCAGCAGGTGCTGAACCCCTCGACTTCGGGCGGCGATGCGCAGTTCGCCGAAGTGGCTCCCCTGGCCAGCATGAACACCTTCCAGATCCCCACGGGCTTCAGTGCCACCAGCATCACCATCCCCATCGGCGATGACCCCAGCCTGCCGGGTTACAAGGCGGTCAAGAAGGCCTCCGAGGACCGCCTGCTGGTCGCGCTGAAGGTGCTCAAGCCCAACGGCAATGTGAACTACTTCTACGGCTACATCGCGCTGAACGAGATTCCCTCGCTCACCAAGGGCCAGGTGGACACCGTGACCGCCGCCATGGCCCCGCAGGGCCGCACCACCCGCTACGCCGTCTGATCGGCCCCAGTTGCACCGGCCCGGCTGTTTCGTCTCTCAGCAGAGGCGGGCAGTCGGGCGCGGGCATTTCTCCTCCATCTGCTGAAAGACCATCACCATGACCGCTTCTGCAAAGAAGGCCGACAAGGCCGCTCCGTTCATCCTGGGCAAGCGCCCCGAGACCATCTCCGGCACGATCGAATTCCCCCTGCCGGACGGCACCAGCGCGAAGCTGGAGTGCAAGTTCAAGTACCGCACCCGCAAGGAATTCGGCGCCCTGTGGGACGAAATCGCGGGCGCCACACTGGCCCTGGCCACTGCCCAGCAGGAGGGCACCGTCAAGAAGGAGGGCGACGAAGTCAAGTTCAGCTTTGCCGGCATGTTTGAGCGTGGCGATGCCGTGAACGCCGACAACGTGCTCAAGTACTTGGCCGCCTGGAACGAGGACTTCCCCGCCCTGAGCAAGGACACGCTGATCGAGCTGTTCGACCAAGCGCCGGCCGCGCCCGCAGCCCTGTGGGATGGATACCGCTCGCTCTGCACCACGGGCCGCGTGGGAAACTGAGGGCCATAGCTGCTGCCATCTACCGCAAGCCGCCGACAGCCGAGCAACTCGGCTTTTGGGGCATGACATACCGGGACTGGGAGGCAGAGCAGCAGCCTGTGGAGATATGGCCCGAGAACTTCCCGGCCTACAAGCTGTGGTGCAAGGTCGGCAGCCAGTGGCGCTACACCATGAGCGGCCCGGCCTCGCTCGACTACATCCCGCTGCAACACGAACTGGACCGCATGGGGCTCAGCGAAGAGGACTATGACGCGCTGTTCAGCGACATCCGCGTGATGGAGTCCGAGGCCTTGGCCGCAATGCGCGAAGAGTAAAGCCGCCCGAGGGCGGCCTTTGAATTTCCGGAGGAACTATGGACCCCCATGAAAACGCCCCGACAGCCAATGCCCGTGCGGCAGCAGAGTCGGCCAAGCACGCTGCCACCGCCGCGGGCTTGGCTGAAATCGACGCCAAGAAGGCTGCCGCGTGCGATCTTGTCGCGAAGATCCATGAAGGCGAGGCCATCGTGCCCAAGGCGTTCAATCCCTGGGATGGTGGGCAAGCTTCTGGTGAACGCCTGGAATCCAGAGTCTCCCAAGCAATGGAGGAAATCAGGGGCTGGAGCGCTGCAGCGTTTAGAAGCGCGGCACTCCAGCCCGAAAGTGATGAGGCGGGTCGTCGGTTCATCGAGCACGGTGCGATGTGCTACGCCAACTGCTTCCTCAGGATCCAGAGAGCCCTAGGCGCCGCTTTAACTCCTCCTTGAGTAGCTCCGTCATGATGGCAATAGATACGCCTCCTGTGGTTGTGGCGACCTTGCTTTTGACAGTTGACCAGACGGTCTTGCTGCGCGCAGAGTCGATGAAGTCGTGTCCACGAGAGGTCAGAGAGATCGGAATCGCTTGAGGAATGGTCTCCTCAAATGGAGTCGATTTTGCTGCCTCTATCAGGCCTGCGTCCGCAAGCAGGTAGCAGTGATAGCCGATCTCCCTCTCCGACTTTTCTGGAATTTTTGGGAAGTCTGCTTCGTGCTCCTCCATCCAGAACAGGATGTCTCTGATCAAGTCCATGTCTCGCTTCATGGGTTTCGCCCTCCTGGCGATGGTTGTGTGGAAGCTCCCATCGTAGGCCAGGAGGGCAACCGGGCCCGGGGCGTCGGTCTGGCCGACGGCCTCGCGTTTCCCGAGGTCATGGCCTGGGTATGGTGATTTCCACCATGCCTTCGCTGAAGGTGTTCTCGTTTCAAGAACCCCCAGCCCAGGCGCGAAAAAGCCCGCTGGGCGGGCCTTGAATCCATAGGGCTACGAGCGACGGGCGTCTGAGAACACGTTTTCCATCGCTTTCATTTCTTCAAGAACCAGTCGGATTTGCGCGCGGACCTCCTCCTTTGCCGCGTCAAGAGACTGGCCGGCGCGCTCTTGGAATGACTGCTCCAGGCGAGCAACTACTTCGGCGTTCATAGAGCGACCGCTGGCATCGGCTGACTCTCTGATCTTGTCTGCCAGCTCTACCGGCAAGCGAAACTGGCTTCTGAAAATTTCTTGCATGGCACTATGTTGACACTACGCCGTGTCGTTTGTATAGTGACATCGTGTCACTAGAGAAAGGTTGCAGCATGGACACCCCGATCGGAAAGATCGCCCCGCTTGGCCTCCGCCTTCCTCCCGAACTGAAGGAGTGGGTTGCGGAGCAGGCCAAGAAGGAGCGCCGTAGCGTCAACAGCTGGCTAACGCTGCTGATTGAGAAAAAGAAGGAGGCCGAGCATGCGGATGCGGCCTGAAAAAGGAAACGCCCCTGGATGTAGGAGTCCAGAGGCGTCGAGTGAAGAAGCCAGTCAAGCAATGAAAGGAATCAACGTGGCAAATTCTACAGCACTGACTATCGGCGGTACAGCGGTGCGTCAAGTTGGCGACCTGTACTCCCTCAACGATCTGCACAAGGAGAGCGGCGGCCAGTCGAAGCACCAGCCCCATGAGTTTCTGCGGATCGAACAAACGAAGGCTCTTGTTGCCGAACTTTCCAATTCCGGTGATTCCCGGAATTACCTGGAAACCAAGCGTGGCAAGTACGGCGGCACCTACGCCTGCAAGGAGCTGGTCATCGCCTACGCGGCCTGGATCAGCGCAAAGTTCCACCTGAAGGTGATCCGTGTGTTCCTGGCGGTCACAACGCCGAAGGCCGCAGAGTCCGCAGGCCCTATCTCGCTGACGGACAGCCCAGAGAAGGCCAAGGTCGGCAAGCTGTTGGCGACGGCCCGCAAACGCGCCGCGCAGCACTTGGCCCGGCTGGACAAGGAGATCGCCACCTGGGAACTGGTTGACGAGCACAAAGCGCCGGCCATCCCGGCATCCCAGATTGAGGAGATCAGCACACGCCTGGATCGTGTGGGCAAGCTGTTCCACCCCTTCAGCGACCAGTTCGCCGACCTGCTGGCGATCAAGCGCGCGCTGCGCGGACAAGATCCGCGAGCAGGCTTCAAAAATGAAGGTTGGATGGAGATCCTGCCCACCCAGCAACTCAGCGCACAAGGAGCCGCAGCATGAGCAACATCACGCCATTCAAATTTCAGGACCACGAAATCACTGTGCTGACGAATGACAGTGGAGAGCCCTGGTTCATTGCAAAAGAAGTGTCGGGCGTTCTCGGCTACTCCGAAGCCAGCGCCATGACGCGGACTCTTGACGACGATGAGAAGGGTCTGCAGGTTTTGCAGACCCAAGGCGGAACCCAGCGCGTGATCGTGATCAACGAATCGGGCCTGTATTCCGCAATTCTCAAGAGCGAGCGCCAGGAGGCCAAGCGGTTCAAGAAGTGGGTGACCAGCGAGGTTTTGCCATCGATCCGGCGCACTGGCAGCTACACCGGTCCGGCAGCCCAGCAGATGGCCGCGCCCCTGCGCGATCAGGTGGACGCCGGCATCCTCTTGCTGCGCGCTGCGGCCGAAGACCTGAAGTTCGCCCCGTCCGCCGTTCTCGGCGGCTATCAGAAGCTGGAGAGCCACGTCGGCGTGGCCGGCCTTCTGCCCGCCTATGCGGTTGACGCGCCGGCCTCTGCTGCCGCCGGCACCAGCGAACCCACCAAGTCCCTGGCGGAACTGCTGAAGGAGTTCGGTGTGGGAATCAGCGCCCAGGCCTTCAACAAGCTGCTGATGCAGCGCGGGATGCTGAAGGAGCAGGAGCGCCAGTCCTCCCGTGGCGCGGGTGTGAAGAAGTTCAAGGTCTGCACGGCGCTGGAGTTCGGGAAGAACCTGACCAGCCCGAGCAATCCGCGCGAGACGCAGCCGCACTGGTACGTGAGCAAGTTCGCTGAACTGCTGGATCTGGTGATGCCTCCAAAGGCCCGATCCGCCTGATCACTATCCAGTTACTCAGAATGCAGAGCAGGTGATGCGCTACCATCCCCTTCAAGTCATCACTTGGAGGGGATATGGCGCTCATTGCCTGCACAGAATGCAATAAACAGATCAGCGACAAGGCTGCGTCCTGCCCAAGTTGCGGCGCGCCAGTAAGTGCGCGCGAGCCGATCGTTAATCGGTGGGCGGAAGAGCCGAAGAAGGAAAAGTCCAGCGTCTGGAAGTGGGTGCTGGGTGTTCCTGTTGGCGGTTTCATCCTCATGATGATTGTTGGCTCATGTGCGGGGAACTCCCCTGAAGGCAAGGAGCGGCAATCCTCTCGCGACGCGATCAGCTTTTGCTGGGAGCAGCAATCGAAGAAGTCGCTTGACCCTAGCGCAGCAAGGTTTGCGGCGAGTGCTTGTGAAAAGATGGAAAGTGATTACCGCGCCCGATGGGGTCGTAATCCATAGATTTGCTTTTGAATGACGAGACCCGCTTCGGCGGGTTTTTTTATGGGCTCGCCAGTAGGCGGGCCTTTTTTATTGGCGAGGCCGTATGAGCGAAGAAATAGGCGCGATCCACTTCAAGGCCGATACCACTGATCTTGAGCGCGCCCAGAAGCAGCTTGAGAAGCTCGGCCAGTCTGGGCCTGGTGTTGAGGCTGCGGCAAAGAAAATCGGGGAGAGCATTGGCTCCATAGGCAATGGAGGTCAGCAGGCTGCGCAGAAGGTCGATGGCGCTTCGCGATCCATCATCGACAGCATCAAGAAGACCACTGCGGCAAGCGAGGCGGGCGAAAAATCTGTTGGCAAGTTCTATGAGGTGCTTGGCAAGCCCGCCAACATTGGTGGAGATGTTTTATCCCCCTACCTTGATCAGCTGAAGAAGGCGGATACCGCGCAAAACGCGGCGGTGCAAAGTCTGGGCAAGATCGGAATGTCCGCCAAGGCGACGGAAGCCGCCCTGCGCGGTGTTCCCGCCCAGTTCACGGACATCGTGGTGTCCCTGCAAGGCGGCATGAATCCCATGACCGTCTTCCTGCAGCAGGGAGGGCAGCTGAAGGACATGTTCGGCGGCGCAGGGGCGGCTGCAAAGGCGCTCGCAGGGTATGTGTGGGGGCTGGTGAACCCGCTCACAGTGGCCGCTGCCGGCGCAGCTGCACTGGGCGTTGCGTACTATCAAGGCTCAAAGGAGAGCGACGCATTTGTCCGGTCCATTGTGCTGACCGGGAATGCGTCTGGTGTCACTTCCAGTCAGCTGCGCGACTACGCCAGGCAGATCGATGCCGTGGTGGGAACTCAAGCACAGGCTGCGTCCGGCTTAGCTGATTTTGTCGCGGCCGGCGTGCGCGGTGGCGAAGAGCTGCGCCGCTACACGCAGACAGCCATTGAATGGGAGAAGCTCACGGGCCAGGCTGTCAGCAAGACGGCTGACCAGTTCGCCAGCCTGCAAAAGGATCCGTTGGCCGCCGTCATCAAGCTCAACGAGGGGACAAACTTCCTGACGGTATCCGTGTACGAGCAGATCAAGGCCCTAGATGACCAGGGCCGCAAGGCTGACGCATCCAAGGTAGCCATGGAGGCGCTGGACGGCGCCATGCGTGAGCGCGGCGCGTCAATCAGGGAGTCCCTCGGGTACATCGAAAGAGGATGGGCGGCTATCAAAGGCAAGGCTGCTGAAGCGTGGGACGCAATGCTCAATGTGGGGCGTGCTGCAACGCTCAACGACCAAATCAATGCAGCACAGGCAGAGCTGGAGCGGAAGCTGACGGAGCCGCTTGCTGTCGATAACGCTGCCATGCGTGCATCGCGCGAAAAAGGCATTGAAATTCTGCGCAAGGAGATTTGGGCTCTCTACGAAAAAGCTGATGCCGAAAAAATCGCAGCCATGCAGCAGCAGGAGTCTTCCCGTGTAATGGCTGCGCGTCTTGCCTTCGACAAGGACTACGCCAAAGCCCTTGAAAATGAAGCAACTCTCCAGGAAAAGTTGGCCAAGATCCGACGTGAAGGGGAAGACGCTGGTAAATCGGAAGCTGAGATAAAGCGTGTTCTGGCCTACGAGACAGAGCAGTACAACAAAGCCAACAAGGGCAGTGCTGCTGCTGCGCGCGAGGCCAAAAAGGAGCTGTCCGATCAAGCCAAGGTCTATGCAGAACTGGCCGGATTTAGCAGCACTTATTACGAAGAGCTGGCGCGTGGTCAGAAAGAATTCGAGAAGGGAAACATCACCCAGGCTCAGTACGTCAAGTACGTCGAAGACCTGATCAAGAAGCAGCCTTTCGCCATCGCCCTGGCCAAGGAAGAGGAGAAGTCCCGCCGCGACCTGCAGAAGGCCATCGAGGACGACATCAAGCAGGCCGACCGCCTGGCCGACAAGCGTCAAGCTGCGATCAAGTCTGCAGAGGATGCCGTGCGCAAGGCGCGCCAGGAAGAGGAGGCGCATGCCCTTGCTGCTGCTGCCAACATCACGCTGGCCGAGGCCGTGGAGCGCCTGACCATCGCGCGTCTGGAAGACCAGCTGCAGATGGCCCGCATGGGCACGGAGTCGCAGGCCACCATTGATGCCCTGGAGCGGGAGCTTGCCGCGCGCAAGGAACTGCTGGGCGTGCTGCAGCAGAAGGGCTTCCGCGAGGGAAACAAGAAGGCGGCGGACGAGGCGGCGAAGGACTGGGACAAGACCGCCCAGACCATCAGCCGGACCTTGAGCGACTACATCATGGCCGGCGGCAAGGACGCCGCCCAGTACCTCAAGCGACTGTTTGCCACGTTGGTGCTTGAGCCTGTCGTCCAGGCAGTCATGGGCGGCATCTTCGGAGGTGGTGGGGCAGGCGCGGCTGCCAGCGGCGTTGTTGGCAGCGCTGGCTCGGGGTTGGTCAGCAATCTGCTGTTCGGCGGCATGTCGCTTACCACGGTTGGCAGTTCCATTGGCGCCGGCATCATGGCTACGCTGACGGGCTCCACTCTGGGCGGCGCGGGCGCGGCGGGCATCTTGGCCGGTGGCTCGTCGGCCCTCGGCATGTTTGGTGGGGCGCTTCCGTACCTGGGTGCAGGACTGGCGCTGTTCAAGATCCTGAAGGGTGATTGGTTTGGTTCGCGCGGCCCGAACCACTCGGGCGGCGTCGCATCCACGGCGACCACCGACCGCGACCTTGCCGTGAAGCAAGTGCTTGGCACAGATGCTTGGGGCAACACCCTCGGCGACTTCACCACGCGCAAGAACGAGGCGCTCGACAAGCAGCTGCAAAAGACCGTCAACGGCATGCTTGAGATGTACAAGGCCCTGGCCAAGATCGGCGGGGGTGGCGCGCGAGAGATCGACATCGCGGCCGGGTTTTCGACGAACCCCAAGTATGCGGATGAAGGCGTGTATGGCTACTTCCAGATCCTGGACAAAGTCACGGGCGAAGTGCTGAAGAAGTACAAAAACCGGGACATGGACAGGGACCCGGAGAAGGCTTGGGCGCAGTTTGTGGCCGACATGGGCGGGGAGCTTGTCAACGAGATCAAGAAGGGCGACATCCCTGGCTGGATGCGTGAAGAGCTGGACGCGCTGGGCGAGGACGTGACGGTCGAGGGACTCAACGCTGCGATCCAGAAGATCGCGGTGATCGATGCTGCCTTCAAGGGCTGGGCTGACACGATGACCAGCTTTGCCGGGCTCACGGCCAAGGCCCAGACCGAGCTGCTCAAGTTCTCGGGCGGCATCGAAGCGCTGGCCGGCAACGTGAACGCCTTCTACGCAGGGTTTTATAGCGAACAGGAAAGGGCCGAGATCTTGCAACGCCAAGTCCGCGACCAGCTCAAAAAGCTGGGAGTCGTGGACATCGACCCCGCTGGCGGCGAAGAGGCAAAGAAGAAATTCCGCGCCCTCATCGAGCAGGCGCTGGCCTCTGGAAACACGGAGCTTGCGGCAAAGCTGCTGGCCCTGGCGCAGCTGTTCGGCATCGCTGCCGACTCGGCCCAGAAGTCGGCGGAGGCAGCGGCCGATGCGGCCAAGTCGGCAGCAGACGAAGCAGCGCGCGCACTGGAGGAGGCCAAGCAGAAGGCCAAGGACGCCGCGCTGGCGAACTTTGAAGCGGCGGTGCAGCGCGAGCAGGAGTACTGGCAGCGGATCGTGACGGACTCGCAGGCAGCAGTGCAGGCGATATCCAGCATCCTGACGCCGCTGAAGCAGAACGCGAAGGAGCTTTTTGGCTCCATCGATGCTGCTCAGCAGATGCAGGCCGCTGCGGGCATGGTCTACATCGAGCAGGCCCTGGCGGGCGTGCGCGGCGGCGCCAAGCTGTCCAGCTACGACGGGCTCACAGACGCAATCACCGCGGCGCGCGGCGGCATCACATCGGGCCGCTACGCATCGCAGTTCGAGCGCGACCGCGACGCTCTGGTGCTGGCCAACCAGCTCAGCCAGATCGCTGGCTACGGGGATGCTCAACTCTCCACAGAGGAGCGGCAGCTCAAGAACTCGCAAGAGCAGCTTGAGGGCCTCAACAAGACGCTGAGCTACTGGCGCGACCTGTTGGACGGCAGCAAGGCGCAGATCGACGCCACGCTGAGCGTTGAGAAGGCCATCGAAGCGCTGAGGGCGCTGATGTTCCCGGACACAGCGGGCGGCACGGGCGGCTCCAAGACGCCTGTGCCAGGTGGCAACGGGCGGCCTGGCTGGGGGCAGGGAGGCGCTGGCAGCGGCACGACATCGAAGTACGGCAGCGTCAACAACGTGGGCGGAATCACCTGGCGTGACCCAATCACTGACCCGGACCGTATCTCGCATCTCGATGACATCAACGCGATCAAGAGCAAGTACGACGGCACGGGCGACGTTGCTGGCCTGTGGGCCGAGGCATCGGCCGCCGGCGCAACTGCCAAGGATCTCGCAGACATCTACGGGTTCTACGAGCGCGACGTGCTTGCAGCTCTGCGTGCGGCTGGTGTGCCTGGCTTCGACGTTGGGACCAACCGTGTGCCGCAGGACATGCTGGCCATCGTCCACAAGAACGAGGCCATCGTGCCGGCTGCCTTCAACCCATGGGCGGGCGGTACTGGCATGGGTAGCGGCAACGACAACGCCCGGCTTGAGGCATTGATGGCGCAGCTGATTGATGAGAACCGCACTCAGGCGGGCCAGATCGTCCGGCTCCAGGGGGTGGTGGCGAAGCTGCTGCAGCGATGGGATGGCGACGGTATGCCGCAGCCACGCAAAGAAGGAGAGGGGGTAACAGCATGAGCATTTCATCGCTCATCGTCGTGGCGCCAATCACTGTGACACCGGCCATGCTGGTGTCCAGTGATGTGCCAGAAACGGACTATCCGGAGTGGGCTGCAGGAACCACCTATTCGACAGGCAATCGCGTGATCGTGGTGGCACAGCACAAGGTCTATGAAAGCGCGGCAGACAGCAACACCGGGAACAACCCGGTCACGCCGTCCGCCACGCCGAAATGGAAGGAGGTGGGCCCGACGAACCGCTGGAAGCCATTCGACAAGTCCATCAGCAGCCAAGTCAAACAGGCCAACAACATCAGCTACCGGATCAAGCCCGGCCAAGCGATCACGTCGCTCGGTCTGCTCAATGTCACGGGCGCCACGAGCATCCGCGTACGGCTGATTGATCCGACGTTCGGCACCGTCTATGACAAGACAACGGCGATGTCTCCAGTCCCGGTTGCTGTTGGCTGGTGGGAGTGGTTTTTCGGGGAGCGACGCACTCCGACGCAAGCTCTCTTGCAAGACCTTCCCAGCTTCCCGGCGGCCGACGTTCTGGTCGATGTCACTGGCACGGCTGACCTGGCCATCGGCGTGATCCTGATGGGGCAGCGCCGCACGTTCTCGCTCGGCGTCAAGTCGGGCGCGCGTGTGAGCTTCCAGGACTACTCGATCAAGGATCGCAACGAGTTCGGCGACGTCATCCTGCTGGAGCGAGGGTTCGCCAGGCGTGCCGCGTTCCAGATGCTCCTTGCCTCCAAGGAGGTCGATGCGTTCAACGACTTCCTGATCTCGGTGCGGGCCACACCGTGTCTCTGGATCGGCTCCGGTCGGTTCGAGGCAACGGTGGTCTACGGGTTCTGCAAGAACTACGAAATTCTTCTTTCTTACTACGACTATGCAGACTCCGAGCTGGAGCTGGAAGGACTGACATGACAGACATCGTTACGCCAACCCCGATTGATGCGCTGCCGCCGGCGCCTTCTCCGGGCGATACGGCGGCTGAGTTCAACGCCAAGAGCTTCCCGTTTGTCGCAGCGGAGGTGCTCATGGTGCCGCAGATCAACACTGCGGCGACCCAAACCAACCAAAACGCGGTCGCTGCCGACGAGCGGGCAGTGGCCGCCGATGCGTCCAAAAGCGCAGCGCAGGCGGCGGCGGCCACGGCGACCACCAAGGCAGGAGAAGCAGTCGGCAGCGCAACAGCAGCGGCTGGGAGCGCCACGGCCGCTTCCACGTCGGCAGGCAACGCTGCAGGCTCGGCCACCGCCGCCTCAGGATCCGCATCGGCAGCAGCAGGAAGCGCCACGGCCGCCTCCGGCTCGGCGACGGCTGCCAACACGGCGAAGACAGGCGCCGAGGCCGCCCGCGATGCGGCTGAAGACTTCCGCGACCAGGCCGAGGTCTTCGCGACCCAGCAGCTCAAGGGCAGCAGCACAACGAGCGTGACTCCTGGTGCCGGCGCCAAAAGCTTCACGATCGAAGCATCGCGCTCGTTCGTGACCGGCATGTACGTCGTGGCCACGTCCACCAGCGACCCTGCGACCCAGATGAGCGGCCCTGTGCAGAGCTACGACCCTGCTACGGGCGCGCTGGTCATCGCTGTGGACACATTCAGCGGCGCTTCGGCGAAGTCCGATTGGGTCATCGGCGTGGCCGCCAAGGGCTCCAGCGGCATGGCGCAGCAGGTCATCACGGGCAACACGACCGCCGTGCCCGGGGTGATCTATGTGATCGCGGCTGCAAACGTGACGCTTACGCTGCCGACGACCGGCCTCAGCAGCGACAGCAAGATCGGGATCCGGCTTGCAGCCGCTGTATCGCGCAACCAGGTCATTGACTTTCTGACGGTCAATTTCCGTGGCCAGACGCCTGGCCAACGATTCATCGACAAGAAGGGCTTCGGCCTGGACATCAAGTACAACGCAACACGAGGAGAGTGGGTATGAGCGCGACACCAATTTCGGAGCTGTTCGGAGGGGGCGGGGGGAGTGGCGCGCTGATGCAGGAGATTGCCCCGGCATCGGTGACATACACCTGCCCCGTGGATGGCTGGTATCTGCTGACGGCAATCGGCGGCGGTGCCGCTGGGCTCAATACCGGGCGCGGCGGCGGCGCAGGCGGCCTGGCGCAAAAGCGTGTGTTTTTGACTGCCGGGCTGACGCTCGCAATTTCGATTGGCGCCGGCGGGGCGAGCAATGGGGCTGCAGGCGGCGCGACAACTGTCACGGGCACGGGCGTTGCGTTGACTGCGAACGGCGGGACGACAACCGGCGGCGGAACGGCCACAGGTGGGGACCGAAACATCACGGGTGGCGCGTCGGGCAACGCTACGGGCACTGGCGGTGGGGCTGTCGGCGTCTACGGCGTCGGGTATGGGTCCCTGGCCTCCGGTGGCTCGGCTGGTGCTGGCACGGGCGGGCCGAATACATCTGGCACCTTTGGCGGGCCATCGCTACCGGGGATCTTGTCTGGCGCGGGGTACGCAGGTGGCCGAGTGTTGCTCCCAGTTGGTATTCCCGCTGCGACGGCGAGCGGCCAAAGTGGCCCCGGGGCTGGTGCTGCAGCAAATCGCTTTGCAGGTGAGTTCGCCGGCGGCGGTGGAAATTCGACGGGTGGGAGTGCCGCAGGCGCGGGCGGCCCATTCGGTGGAGGTGGTGGTGGCGCAAATGCCGGCACGGGCGGTGCCGGGGGCGCGGGCGTCGTGATCATCGAGTATTCGCTGGGGTGAGCCATGCAACGCATCGAAATACTCAACGCCGACGGCACAGTCGCAAACACGATCATCGCAACGCCCGAGGTTGCGCAGCAACTGCATCCAGGCGCCTGGCGCGTGGCGGCCGAGCAGTACGAGCCCACGCCCTCGGTGGCGCACATCTCGTGCACGCGCCGCCAGGGCCGGCTCGCACTGCTGATGCTGGGCCTGCTCGAAGCCGCTGAGGCAGCCATTGCCGCAATGCCTGATGGCGCCGACAAGCGGGCTGCTCAGATCGAGTACGAGGCGGACACCTGGGAGCGGCACAACCCGTTTCTGTCCGCTCTTTGGGCGCAGCTCGGCGGCACACCGGGATCGCTCGATGCTGCGTTCGCGCTAGCTGTGACGCTCTGACCCCGACACCACTCCACCCCAACCCGCTCAGGCGGGTTTTTTCATGCCCGAACGGAATGCCTGATGCGCATATTCATCACCCTCCTCATCAGCCTGCAACTGGTGGTGCCTATCGCCGTATGGGCGCAATCGACGGTCAAAACGCCCCTGAGCTACACGCTGCAGGAATACGGGATCGTGCTTGGCACGGCCTTGCTCGGCGGCCTCGCATCCTGGTGGATGAAGGTCCGCCGCGGCGAGATCCTGGCCTGGAACCTTTCTTCGCTGATCGGCGAGCTGTGCGTGAGCGCGTTCGCCGGCCTAGTGGCGTTCTGGCTCTGCGAGTACTTCACTCTCAACCCGCTGCTGACCTCGGCGATTGTCGGCATGAGCGGCCACGCCGGGGCCAAGGGCCTGATCTGGGTTGAGTCCGCTGGCCAGAAGGTGCTGGAGCGGAAGTTGGGCATCGACAAGCAAAAGGAAGACCAATGACTCTCGACACGATCATCAAGACCGCGATCAACCCGGCCCTGGCGCTGCTGCCGGCCGCCATGGACACGCCCGAGGCCCGCGTGATGCTGCTGGCCATCGGCCTGCAGGAATCCCGGTTCACCTACCGCTATCAGCTGGTGCAGGGCCGGCCCGGCGTCAAGGGCCCGGCCCGGGGCTTCTGGCAGTTCGAGCTCGGCTCGCGTGCAAGCCGGGGCGGGGTCTGGGGCGTTTTCCTGCACCCATCCACCAACCGCCTGCTGCGCGCCATCGCTGAGCAGCGCGGGTGCTTGCCCGTCCCGACGAGTATCTGGGAGGCCATCGAGCAAGATGACGTGCTGGCCGCCGCGCTGGCCCGGCTGCTGCTGTTCACGGATGCCCGCCGGCTGCCGGCTGTGGGCGACGTGCAGGGCGCCTGGGATCTGTACGCGCTGCGCACCTGGCGGCCCGGCAAGCCACACCGGCAGACCTGGGATGCATTCCATGCCCAGGCGCGTGCCGCTGTGACGGGGGCGGCCACGTGATCTCCGCGCTATACACCCACCTAGCCGCCGCCGGCGCAGCCCTGGCCATCGGGGCCTCTGGCGCCTGGTGGACCCAGGGCCAGCGCTACGGCCTGCAACTGGAGCAGCTGCGCCACCAGCAGACCACGGCCGAACTCAAAGCCACCCACCAGGCCGTCACGGACATGGCCGGATTTCAGAAAGGACTGACCGATGCACTCACAACCTTCCAGGCCACGGGCCAGCGCAACCAGGCCGCGCAGCAGGATCTCGACCGCAGTCTGCGCGAGCTGCGCTCTGCTACTGCAGGCATGCGGGGCGACTTTGCCGGCCTCCCCGAGCGCATCGCTGGAGCTGCCCAGCCCGCCCTCGCTCAGTACGCCTCAACCTGCACAGCCGTACTCCAAGAGCTGGCAGATCGAGGTGAACGCATGGCAGAGCGCGGTGCAGACATCGCGAGAGCGGCTGATGGCCACGCCGCTGACTCCGCGCTGATGCGGGATGCGTGGCCCAAGATGTCACGATGA